CGGTAGGCCGGTAGGCCGGTAGGCCGGTAGGCCGGTAGGCCGGTAGGCCGGTAGGCCGGTAGGCCGGTAGGCCGGTAGGCCGGTAGGCCGGTAGGCCGGTAGGCCGGTAGGCCGGTAGGCCGGACGTCCTTAAGAAGGCCTTCCTAAGCCTTACGTCGGCCTTCCAACCTAACTCCGGTAGGCCGGACGTCGGTCAGCCAAGACTTAGGTTGGAAGGCCGGAGGCTTGGTTTGGTGAGCCTGCCTTATGTTGGTTCGCTCCACCTCCTAAGTTGAAACCGCCGAAGGCCAAAAGCCAACCTTCTTAGGTTCGACCTTGGCTTCTTAGAATCACCTCCAACTTCCAACATTGATTCAACTCCGCACTTCTCTTGATTCAAGTCGTCGAAGTATTGATTCAAGTTGAATTGAAGTTGAAAACTTAGATTGGCTCTCTTGCAAGTCCAACTCGCTCTATTGTTTCTCGCTATTCCAAAGTTGAACCTTGGAAGTTGAATGTTGGAAACCGGCTTCGCTTCTTATTTCTCACTTCAGCGAAGGTTGAGACTTAAGATCGACGCTTGCTCCTCCTCTTCTTAAGTCTGCGATGGCGACTTACTTCTCGCCGGAGCGCTGCTCTTATAACGACGGCAACAGGCTCACCACGCTCCTCCGCCACCTGCGCCACCTCATCACACAAGAACTCTGGCACGTAGTACGTTCGCCGCTTCATGGGTTCTCCGTAGTACGTAGGCCTCCCTCCTGTGTTTGCCGCCTGCTGCGTAGTCGCTGCTCCCCTGCTACTCATCGGACACCTCCACGTGGAACAACCGCTCCAACGGACTCGAACTAAACTCCCTGGCCTCTTCTATGTACTCCCACACGGCAGGTCCAAGGCTGCACGGATCGTCCAACACCGGAAGGTACGCCACAGCCACCCTGCCAAACATCGGAGCCAGATTCATGGCCATCGCCTCACCAGCAGGAACAGCATCACCGTCCAGACACACTGTCACTTTCTCCGGCCCCAGTACGCTGAGGAGCGACATCTGGCCTATAGATAGGTGCTTACCGCATAGAGCCACAGCCTCCCCCAAGCCTACCGTCAAGGCATCAAACACGCCTTCCACCAGCACTACATGCCTGGACTGCCGATCCAGACACTCGTTCATACCCCACAAATAGTCCGTAGCTCTGAAACCTTCCGGAAACATGTACTTCTGCTTACTCATGCCGGAGCAATCCCTGGCCAACCATCCTACCATGAGACCACCTGACATGACCGGTATGATGAGCCTGTTCCGCATCCTGCCTATCGAGCACCAGCACCAGTCCAGCTGCTGAGCTGTGGTCAAGGACACATGCTTCTCCTCCAGCAGGTTCAACAGCTTATCCGGCAACTCAGCCCTGCGAGATGCCGATATCCTTACCAAACCACTCGGCAAAGGACACTCGGACAATTTGGTTGCCGTCACCTTCCTCGGCTCTCTGCGAACCGGCCCACCTCGAGAGAACTTCCTGACCAGCCTGAAGGCTCCGCCAAGGTCCACCTTCTCCACCTTCATGATGAAGCCCACCAAATTGTTGGAGGTCTCACACCTGAAACAGTGGAAGAGCTTCCGCTCCACATTCACGTACATGTGCTGGCCACTGTCAGAACAGAAGGGGCAATCGATCCTCAGCTCCTTGCCACCCGCCGCCTCTATCGGCCTCCTCCTTCTGAGATATCCTCTCAGGTCGAATCGGCGAATCAGGTTATCGACGCGTTCTGCCACCTCTCCCCCTCCTCTTCTTTCGTTTCGGCTTCTCCTCTTCCTCTTCCTCTCGCATGGCAAACTGCATCCTGCTGAAGTCCTGCTTGACGCTTACGCTCCACCCCTTCGGACCGAAGCTCCGATTCTTGGCGCAGAATAGCCTCATCTCACCGGCTGCCTCCTCCTCCGGCGTCTGGCACAGGCTCACCAGCACATCAGCTATCCCTGCCTTCTCAAAGCACTCAGCGATGTCGCCGACATCCACCACCAGCCGGTTGAGGCTGTTCCTGTTACTCTGGCTCCCGGTCCATACCGGCACATTGTACTCACCGGCAATCCTCCGAAGTCCTCGGAAGGTATCCGCCAACTCGTGCCTCACCATATCCCTCTGCGTGGCCGGTGCCAGCAGGTCTCCGTAATCCACCACCACGAAGTCCGGTATGTATCCAGATGCCACCAACGATTGCATATGAGCATTCAGATCCCTGAACGTGACCGAACCTGACGGATAGCCACAAATCATCGCTCGACCGCCAAGGCTCTTCACCATCTCCACCATCTTCAAGAGACGCTTCGGAGCAGCCCTCAACTCGTCTCGCGTCATGCATGCTATCGACTGGTCCAGCCGCTCGCTAATCAGGTAATCTGCCATCTCCAGCGTGTAGAACACCACCTTCAACCGCTGGAGCAACGCTGCCTTCATCATGTGAACCATGCCCATCGTCTTGCCGCGTCCAGTCGGTCCGAAGATGACGCCAAGCTCGCCTCGACCCAAACCTCCAAGTCTGCTGTCCAGCTTCGGTATAAACGTCAGAACCCTGTTCTCCTCCGGCTCTGCCGCCTCACGGTCGGCCACGCGATCCTCAACAGCTTCCACATACTCGTACCCCAGATCGGCCTCCAACCGTCCATCTCTAAACGCCTTAGTCACCACCTCCTCGGCCTCGCCAAATTGCTCGTCCGCCACCAATTCTCTGGCTTCTATGATGGCGTCAGCAACTCGCGATGTCTTGACAAACACCCCTATCCTGTCCAGCACGTACTGGACGTTCGTTACCGGCTCCATCTTCAGAAGCCGACCGACATACTGCTCGGCAGGACCGCTGTCCTCCTTGAGCTTCTTCTTCAACTCCTGAAGCAGTAAATCCCTCGGAGCCGACCTGTACTTCAAGTGGTAATCTACAAGAGCCGCTGCCACATCCTGGCACAATTCTGAGCCAAAGCAGCCAGGAGCAACGCGGTCGCTAACCAGCCCCAGAAACTCGTCGTTCGTGAGCATCAACTGAAGGACGCGATCCTGGAATGGCTGTCCGAAGTCGAATTTCCTCATTCGATGCTATCCCTCAGACGAGTTGCTTAGCCGCTCTCTGGAACCTATTTGGACTGACCCACAGAACTTCCAGCCTTCTTTGCTCCTTCATACCTCCGGTGCCTTTCAGTCCAGTTGCTCGAGTCTTCCCTGCCGACGACGCATCCACCTCCTTCTCGTACCGAGTCCAACCTGCTTCGTCCAGCTTCCGGTAAATCGGATGGTCGTATCCGCTAACGACCGCCAACCCCTTCAGGTCCAGCAGCCGCCTAATCAACTCCTTGTGGTCCTTGTCCGTCATCTCGTTCTCGTAGACAGCTCCTGCTCTTCTGGTATCAAGGACGTACGGAGGGTCACAATAGAAGAGAGCCTCCTCCGAGTCGTAGTACTCCAGCACCTTTTTCCAGTCGAGACACTCGATCTGCACACTAAGAAGACGCTGGTGGAATTCCGGGAGCATATCGATGGCCGACAACCAGGATGCTGGCATGGTAGTCGTGCTCCTGACACCAAAGCCAAACGATGCTCCGAACCTGCCTCCGAAGCTCACTCGAGCGACGTAGAACCACTTCGCCACCCTCCTCACCAAACAGCGGTCGGTCCTCCACGAACGAAGGAACCGGAAGTACAAGGTGCGTGAGATAGGGAGCGAAGCACACCTGCTGCGAAACTCCTCGAAGAGAACAGGACTGCTAACGACCGTGAAGAAGTCGGCCAGCCCCTTGTCTACGTCGTTGTACACCTCCAGAGGTACCGGCTTCCGCGCCAACAGGACGTTCGCGCCTCCGCCGAACACCTCAACGTACACCTTGCACGGAGGCATTTTGCTGGCCACCCACTCTGCGATGTGGCCTTTGCCGCCTATCCATCGCAGTACGCTTCCGAGCTTCCTACGCCTTCCCACTGTTCAGTGCCTCCGCCTGACGCCTGAGTATCTCGTCCGCTACATCCTCCGATTTTCTCTTCGGCAACTTGAACACGTTGATGCCAAAAGCCCCTGCCAGCGCCAACCTGTCTGCCTGCCGCAACTTCAGGATGTCCTCCTTCGTGTATGGCACATCAGCCAGCAACCGCCTTCGCCTCTTCGCCTTTGGTACAAACGTCATATAGCAGGCCCGCTGCTGATCCTCCGAGCACATCCTGCAATCGGTATCCTCTTCAGCAGCACAAGTATCCTCCGGACGAAGGAGACGAATGGCAGGGAGTATCTCATCGATGGATGCGTCCGACATTGGCGGAGGCGGTGGCTCCATCACGTAGTACACCTTCGGAGGCTCCTTCGCCGTCAGGTCCACCATCCCCTCATCCAGGACCACCTCTCGGATGACCTGTATCTCCTGGCGGATTTTCGATAGCTCAGCCGACAGGCCGACTACCTGACCAATCGAAATCCTCTTCACTCTCCTCCCCTTCCGGCTCTCCGGACATCGAACCACATGCCGGACACTCCATGTTCGTGATGTTTCCGTCCAATGGTATCACCGCTGCCCACCTGTATCCGCACACCCGACAGACAGCCATTGTCGCCAACCACGCCGTGAACGCCATCCTATTGCCTCCTATAAATAACGTCAAGCAAAATCCTATTCCTCTGGCAAGTCCAGCATCTTGCAGATGGCATCCACATACTCCTTCGGCCAGACATCCCGAATGCGTTTTCTGTAGGATTGGTCAATGTCGACCACGACCTCGTCGTCCTGGACCGGCGGAGGCTCCGACATCGTCCGCTTGACGAACGCGTCGAGAAGGATATCGGATTTGAGTTGAGCAGGAAAAGGGAAAGGACGGTGGTTGTAGGATTGAGACCATCGAAATGCGAACGCGACGAACTGCTTCCAAAACCGGCTGCTCTTCGTCACAGAGATCCCATGCTTGTGCATGGCGATGATCGCTGAGCAGAGCATCTGGAAGTTAGGCTCAGAGAAGATGTGCTGGCCTCTGTTGACGAACACCCTGTACGATCCTCTGGTGACAGACCTCCGCTTTATCTCATAGTAGCATCCGAGCTTGAAGGCCTCCAGGTAGTACGACGGCTTGTCCTCAAAGTCCTCTTCGGAGAGTCCGTGCCTCTTCATCGCCAATTTCCCAGAACACTCTCAATCGGTCCACCGCGCGTTTGATTCGCTGCCAAATTGCCGACTCCTGAACTCCCTCCTCTTCGGCAATCTCCTTCATCATCAGGCCGTCTTGATAGTACCGCCGAACAGCATAGAACTGACTGCTGTTGTCCAACAATCTTTCTACCTTCCCCCAGAACTCTTTCTGCTCCAGGCGTGTACTTACTGGTGGAGAACCATCCTCCGGAGCATCGTCTACTCTGAAGGTATGAAACGGTATGCCTGTCCTCTCTGCCTCCCTCATCTTGTTCCGCTGGAACCTGAGACGGAACACGTCTCTCATCGCTCCGATGACTCTCGTTCGAGCGAACGATTCAAACGATACCCCTCTCTCCTCATCATACCGCTCAACGCAATGCCAGAGCGCCTCAGCACACCGGCTCTCGACCTCGTTGATGTCCAGAGAGGCGGGGTAGCGGTGACGAGCTATGGCCTTGGCCTTTTCCACCAAATGGTAGTGTTGCCGAATGGTCCGATCAATACTCGTCTTCGTCGGCATCCTCTGCCCACTCCTCAAGCTCGGACTCCACGAATTCGATAATGACCTCCAGAGGCGTGTTGTACAGAACGAAGATGTCTTTGGCCTCGACCAATTCACCGTTCTCGTCGTACTCCCCCTCAACCTCTTCCTCTTCCGGATCTTCGATGTACAAGAAGTGTTCGTACCCGTGATCGTCGCACCAAACGGAGATTTTGATTAAAGCCTCCTTGATGCTTGCCGGAATGCCGTCGAACTCGAATGGAACCTGAGTTTCCCCGTCCATTCTTTCTTCTCCTCGCGCCATCCTAATATCAACCTAACAGCAGCGAATAACGGCGCTACATCCTATCGGTATTGTCCGTAGGACAATTACCGTTACCAGAGCGCGCACATGTGCGCGTAGCCAGAGGACCGTACTCCGCGAACGAATGGTTCATGTCAGGCCTCCTGAAACTTCTCAACCCGCCAACCTTCCTTCGCATAGACGGCCTTTCGAGCCATACAATGCCGGACCATCCAGCGATGCCCGGCGTCTTCGAAGTCAAGGACGATGACCTCGTCCTTGGTCTGCGTTTTCCTCATCCCCCTGCCGATACGCTGTAGCGTCTGCCGTTTCGATTTGCCTCCAGCGGCGAGCACGATGGAACCGACGGATGGCACGTCCACCCCCTCATCGAATATCGCCGTGGCGACAACCACGTTCAGGTTCTCGTCTCTCAGTGCATCAGTCACCTCGCGTCTGGTTGTCGAGTTATCTCTGCCTTGGACGAACTTCGCCCTCATTCCTTTCTGCTCGAACAGGTACCTCAGCGTTTCGCCGTGCACGATTTCCTTTACCAGCACCAAGGCCGTCCGGTTCTGAGCTGTCACGACGGACACGGTCGCGTCCACGATGGCCTTGTTCCGCACGTCGTTCCAGACGATGGCCTCCCCGTATACCTCCTGCCACGAGTAGCCTTGGAGCATGGTGACAGGATAGTCGACCATCTTCACGACTGGAGCTGCCAAATACCCCTTCTCGATTAGCTCCTTCGACTGCACTTCGTAGAAGATGTCGCCAGTCATGGCCTGGAGCATCTTACCTTTGCCGCTTAGCTCCGGAGTCCCTGATGTTCCGAATCTGTACGGCGCGGTGATTCTGGAGAAGACGTCATACCACGTATAGGATGAGAGGTGGTGCAGCTCGTCCCCGAAGACCACTGGAAAGGCTCGGAAGATGTCGTCGGAGCCGTTACGATTTGCATATAGACTCTGGACCATTGCGACCGTGATGTTGTTCGGCTCGCACCTTCCATCTCCAATTACCCCTACCTCTTGATCCAGCCGTTGCTCAAACCGCTCCTTCGTTTGCCACATCAGGTCTTTAACGTGGACGATAAACAGAGCCGGAAGCCCGATACAACGGATGATGCCAGCAGCTATCTCCGTCTTGCCTCCACCAGTCGGCACCTTGATGATGCCGCGCTTCACCTTCAACGCCCGCTTGATGGCCTTCATCTGGTAAGGCCTGAGCGTGATTCCGGAAAGAAGGTCATCCGTCACCTTTCGGTATCCGACGACAGGGATTCTTCTCATGTCGGAGACCTCGTACGGCCACTCCAAATCATCGAGCACTTCCAGGACAATTGGTATCAGGCCGGTCGGCACCTTGCTCCGAGAACGGAGCATTCGCATCAATCGCTTCCGTCCATCCCAGATGCCTCGCTTGTACATCTTGGAGAAGAACGCTCCATCGACCTGGAAGCTCGTAGCCTGGACGATCTCCTGTCTCGGAAAGTCGCCCTCCAGGTAGGACCACACGTTTTCAATCGTGATTGTCAGCATTACCGGTCCTCGCCGTCCTCAATGTTGGCCGGATTTACCGCCGGGTTCGCCGCAGGTGCCTCCAATTCAGCAGAATTGGCCGATGCTACCTCCTCAGCCAGGAGAGGCCTGATACCGGCCAGTTTCAGAAGGTCAGGAAACTGGTCCTCAGGGAGAGAAAGGACTTTGTGCAATTGCAGGCTGAGCTTTACAGGAAGGCCGGATGTGATGACCTCTCCAACAAGCCACTCGAGCACCTTCTTGCGAACGCTCCACTCCGGACTAACGTAGATGCCCGCAAAGAACTCTTCCGGCGCTCTTGTGCGAATCCACTCCTTCGCAAAGAGCCAGTCATCGACGTCGGCAATGACAAACTTCAGAGAGTCGATGCGGTCGAAATCGAGATCGATGACATCGGACACCTCGCCGGATGAGGGAGTTTTCACGTCCATGCATATATCAGGATACTGGTCGTTGATGCAGTCAGGAATGCAGGAGGTATACGGGGAGGCCGTTGTCTGGCTCGTCTCGACCTCAAGCCTCTTCGACGGGATCCGCTCCATCAGATCAGCCACAGCTTCCGCTTGCAGCAGCGGCTCTCCTCCGGTAACGAGCAACAGCCCCTGCCGCATCCGATTGATGACATCGGCGACATCCTTGGTGGAGAACATCCGGCCTGCGACAACGTTCTGGGCTTCCTTCGTATCGCACCATCTACACCTGCGGTCGCATCCAGCCAATCGCAAAATGATGCACGGCTCTCCAGCCGTATTTCCTTCCCCGCTAATCGACGTATACATCTTGAACACATTTAGTACGGCCATGTCAGGCTCCTTCCGCAAAGGACCATTCGCCTTCCTGCCGTACTATCGCCGTCTGTCGTTAGCTTTTCCACTGGAGCAAGGAGTGCTGGCACATACTGAGCGCCAGCACTCCCCGTCCGCACTACTGGTGGCTCTCCTCGTACCGCTCACGTAGCTCTTTCAGCGTCTCCTCAGTGAGTTGCTCTTCTGCGTCCTGGTACAGGAGAACCATTACTCGGTCTGTCAGGAGATAGCCAGGAAACGGAGCAGCGTCCCCCTTCTCCAGGTAGTCAATCTCCATCCGAGTTGAGATTGGCTCAGGTCCGCGACATCCGACGACGCTTAAGGTCCCGCAACATATCAGCAAGACCATCAAGGTCGCGGTCAGCAACCTTCTCCGCGAACTCATCGACGTTCTCCACATACTGAGACGACAGAAACCGGACGGCTTCTTCGTAGGCCACGTCCGGGCTGGTTTTGTGTTTGAGGAACAGGAACAAGACCTGGAGAGCCACTCCGACGATTTGGAGTAGCGTCATTCAGAGTCTCCTCCACCTCCCTGCAACTTGTTCACTGCCATCTGGATGACGTACTTCAGCGCTTCCTCACCGTACTTCGAGAGCATCGACGGAGCCTCAGAGCGTAGCAGTGATTTCAACTCACGTAGCGCGCGCTTCTGAGCCTCCTGCACTTCCTCTTTCGTCAGCGACCCATCCTCTCTCGCGCGTTTCAACTCCTGCACGTAGGTCAGGTAGGTCGTATTTGCGGCTTGGCAGGCAAAGTCGAACAGCCTGCTCCACTTCGTCGCCGCCACCTTGTCGCGGAAGTCCTTCACCCTCCCCAACGACCAGATGAAGCCGACAATCATGGCGAGCACGGTCCAGAACTGCTCGCTACCGAGCATATTCCACAGTGCGTCTCCCATCACGCTTCCTCCGTCTCAACCTTCTTCTTTACCTTGCGCACGTAATCGCACCATACCATACCGTTCAGTCCAACCTTACACCACCTCCCCTCTATGTGCGGACACCGAAACTCCGTATGTCCGTCAACAGGAACGTCTACCTCAATCGGTTCTGACGAACCGCAGCACCAGATTTGCAGTACCTCAACCTTTGCCCTCATGTTTACGATTCCGCTGAGCCTGCCTCTTCTGTCTCCTCCGGCTCTCTGCCACCGACAGAGATGGACGGCGCACAAACCTTAGCGCTCGTTCCTGGCCGACCTCCGACAACATCCAAACTGCCCCCTCAAACAGCCTCTTCGCAATGTAACAGTGCGCTCTGTCCGGCGTGACCGCATTACCGTACTTTGTCAACGAATGTGCCCTACATATACCTCCGCAGGCAAACCTCATCCAGCACTGTGAGCATTCCGGTATGGCATACACTCTGTCGTCCACCCACGGCACTCTCCGCCGCTCATCCACACCGTAGTCGACGTGGCCAATAGCGCTGGCTCCTTGCCTGTGGCAGGCAAAGATGGTTCCGCTTGGCCCTACGCTTAAGTACCGAAATCCTGCGTTGCAGAAGTACGTCTTGATGGTGCAGTATAGCGTCGTGGCCATGTGACGCTTCAACCTCCCCCACGACACATGCTTGCCTCGCACCGCTCTTCGCAGATACCACTTGACGGCCTTCTCGATTTCCGTGTCGATCCAGGAAAGGTCTTCACCGAAGTCGTACTTTCCCTCCACGTCCGACTCGACCGGATAGAACGAAATGCCATCGGCCAATCCACGCTCGCACAGCGATTCATGATGGTTGAGCACCTTCACCAGATCGAACCCTGTTCCGAGCAGCGTGCCTCTTAGCGTCACATGGCATGTCCTTCGGCCATGAGCCAGCTTCTCCAAGTTGCCGATGGTGAGGTCGTACGTCGAGCCAAGTGTAGTCGAATCGCGTTGAGCGTCCTGGATCTCCTTATCCCCATCCAGGCTTACCATTACGCCGAACCGATGCTCCTTCATAAGCTTGACCATGTCGTCTTCCAGGATGGTCAGGTTCGTCGTGATCCCCGGCTTCAGCTTCGCTCTCAGCGCTTCGGCCTTACCAAGAGCAGCCGCCGTCGCGTATATGATGGCCTCCTTATTCAGCATCGGCTCCCCGCCGAAGAAGAACAAGCTGAGCCACTTTGACCTCGAATCCATGAAGCGCACCGCTTTCTCAATCACGTCTCGCGGCATGAAGGAGCAGCGGTCCTCGTAGCCAAACTGGGTGAAGCAGTATGCGCAATTGAGGTTACACGCATTCGTCACGGACAAGAGCAACTGCGATGGTCCTCCACGGTACGTCTTGAAGGAAGACAGGGCCACCATAGGTTCCTTGGCCGAGAACAGCCATCGCATCATATCCTGCTTCACAGGATCGGCGACCGGCAGGGAGAGGATGAATCGTTTGGCCGAATCCTCGTCAACGATGTCTTCCTGAGCCGCGACCATGAGGTCGTAGACGTCGTCGGTCACTTCGAAGCTAACTCTGGAGTTAGCGTCGTACGCGAAGCACTTCCCGAGATACCGGAACAGGTGGACCTGCGGGCGGCACGGCACAAGCCACGAGAAGTTAGTGTCTACGCGCTCCGCCTCACTTGCCGACAGCATCCGATTCTGCTGCATCCTGGTCCCCTTCCGATACAAACTGAAGCAGCTTCTGCATACGATCCGCATACATGTGGTGCTCTCGGACCACTCGCTGCCCGCGCTCGGCAACCTCCTTGAGCGCACTCTTGTGGCCAACGAAGTATTGAGCTTTCTGGATTGCATCCTTCAAGCAAGAGAACTCCGCATAGTGGATGCCCGGCTTCATCAACTCATCCATGCCGTTGTCTATCCTCAGCCGTTCGTCGGTGTGCTGAAGGAGCAAGGCTCCGCACGCCATCGCCTCAAACACACGCATGTTCAGGTCGCTGGCAAGGGGGAAGTTGACAACCATCTTGCTCCGTGAGTACATCGTCGGAATGACAGACGGATTGCCGGAGTCGTCGGCGGCTACTCGGAAGTACCTCCCAAGCAGGTCCAGCGCTGCCACTCGAGGCGGCGAGAGCCTACCGACGAATGCGATGTCGATGTCGCGTTCGACACCATCGTCTCTGCCGATACTCTCGGATGCTGCGTAAGGCAACCACAACAACCGTGCCCTGACGTTCCTCGCGACAGTTGGCAAAGCCTCTTTCTGAGCACAGACCACTATCGGAAAGAGTCGTGCTATGGCCAGACACCTCTGCATGCCGGTGTGACTATCCAGCATCCAGAACACCCGGTTCGGAAAGTTCTTCAGTGATGCGTGCTGCTCCTGGAGGGGAAACGTATCGTCAACCTTGATGACAAGGTCGAGCGGAGGTTCGATCTCTTGGTGAATGTCCAACGGTACGACGTTGTGGCCAAGTCCTTGCAGAGCCTCAGCGACGTACCAACCTGTTGTCACCTTCCCTGCTGCTTGAGCGAAAACGACACCAATCTTCATCCTGGTCAAGCTCCTCTACCGGCTCAAAGTCATTGCACTTCACACAATCCCTCACCACAATCGGAGGCTCATCTCGTAGGTCGCACGCGACCGTAGGAAACTCCTTCACCTTGCCTCCGCAGCACGTAACCTCTCTTGTTCCCACCTCCTCTCCTCTATGCTTGCACGGAAGCAGCCGCACTCGGCGTATCCGGCTTTGAGCCATGCGTTGACGCAGGTACGGATTCCGCAGGCACTCCTCGCAGAACAGAGCGTCAACCTCCAGCACCAACCCCGGACACTCGTACGTCTCTGTGCCTTCCTCCTTTCGCTTCTTCAGGTCCATCTTGGCCTTGTGAGCTTTCAGCTTCGCTCGGAAAATCCCTGTCTTGTCGTTCGTACAGAACCGGCAGTTGTCCTCTGACATGAAGCCACCGGTCAACTCGCACCGTCCGTCGTACAGGTACTCGCATTCAATCATACTCACACCGGAGTAATGGTGAATGACCCGGCCAGACAGTCCGGACCGCTGCTACAGCAATCCGAATCGAACACGCCGCCATCACAGAAGTCGTTCTCGCAGTTGTCTGCTCCACCGCATCCATCCTCCCACGACGTGTACAAGCAGCTACATGCCACAGAGCTTAGCTGGAGCTGCCAATACGTTTTGCCGTCGCACGGTTGGCTTTCTTCCGAGTAGATTGCGCAGGTCAGCGTGATGGTTCTGTCCGGGTCGCTGTACTCCCACCGCTGGTCTACCGGATCCCATTCCAGGTAATCGCTGAAGTTCCAGTCGGTGCAGTCCTCGCTGACCACGTTTGTGTAGCCTGTCCCTGTGAAGGAGAACGAGTACGGAGCATAGTTACAGCACTCATGCTCAAACCATGAATAGTCAGGAGCATTCTCCACGGCTCCACAACCACCTTCCGTCGGACAAATCGGACCCGGAGGTTGCGGTGTTTGTCCATCGCACGTCGGCGTTTCGCCGTCACAAGGAGGAGCCTGACTGTCGCACGGCAGCATGCCAGGACCGCAAATGTGGTCTTCGTCGCACACCTGACCCATCGGACACACCTGCTCGTCACCACAGACTTCGTCGCTGCCATCGTCCGGAGGATCAGGCGTCATGTTATCCCCCTCCACGCACGGCGTCACCTCATCGCCGCAGACATGCTCCGAAGAGCACGGATGTCCTGAGCCGCAAAGGTGGTCCTCACCGCATGGAGGATTCTCGCATGGAGGGCTGGTCTCGCCACACGTATCGGAGCAGACTTGCAGGTCCGGAGGGAACACGCTCGCATCATCCAATCGCAGACCTCGCCGCCACTGCACCTTCGTCTCATCCGAGAACATCCGCTTGACCTCATCGAACGTGAACTCGAGTCCCGTCGTGAGCGTCAGCTTGGTGGAGTGGCCCTGGAAGTTGTATGAGGCCTCCGTCACCATAGCTCCGATGTTCTCGAAGCCGGTCGTGATAGGACTGCCTGCTCCCGTCTGAGCCGCGATGTTCACTCGCAGACCGAGGTTGCTGAATGCCACGTTGAATTTCTGAGCCTGCTGTACGTGGCCGTCATACAATACGTCCTTGTACGCATCGAGCAGGTTGGTAGCCATCTCCATGTACCGGTCCACCTGCGTCTCGTCCTGAAACTCCTCATCGTAGATTACCAGCTCGCGCTCGATGCCGAAGGTGCCGTACGCCGTCCCTGTGAAGCCGCTGGTCGGATACCTCACCGACGTCGGATCGGACAAGTACGCATAATCGAGACGCACGTCAACCGCAGGAGACGACGTTCCTGGCGTGAAGGTGCTCAGCTTGGTTCCCTGCCACACTGGAAGCCGAGACAGCATGACGCCGGACCGCCAGAAGAAGTCCGCAGGCACCGGCATCCATGTACTGAGTGTGTTCGATCCCACACTGCCTATGACCTTTCTCCACAGGCGCGGTCCTCTGGTCCTGGCTATCTCGTACACCAGTCCACCGAGTATCCAACTCCCTCCGTACGTCATCTCCTTGGCGATGTGCCTGTACGCAGGCGATGTGACCTGCCACCTACTATAAACATACCGGTATGGCGATACCGCCGAGCTTATCTTGTACGCCGCCCCAGCCTGCGGCACTACCATCCAGTTAGGTTCGATGTACACTCCGGTCGTGGTGCTTCTCGTGATGATGCGGTAGCTCTTGACGTTCGAGAAGGTGCCGGTCGACACGATGGTCAGCAGACCATCCTTCCACTTATTGACCGCCCAGGTCTGAGACGAATCCACCACCATGCTTGCCGTACCTGTGGTTATCGTACCAGAGCCTGTGTGCGCTCCTCCCCAGGCCTTCGGAAGACTCCAGGTCGCCTCAAGGCTCGAATCCCACAGCCGTGTCAGGTCACCGGTGCTCTCAAAGATGGACAGCGACTTCGGCTGCTTTGCTCCGACGATGCGCATAGCTGTATAGCGGTCGGTCGTGTCGGGGTTCAAGGAGACGTTCTTCACCACGTCGATGGAGTTGTTGTACGTGATGACCGTGGTTGAAAGCGAGTTGACCTTGCGGAAGCGGAAGATCTGGTTGTGAGGGTCATAGATGTATGCATAGCCAGGAGATATCTTCATCAGGTTAGTCAGAGCTTGATCGAACGTCATGGCCGACAGCACGACCTTATCCGGTTTCCAACTCATCGAAGAGACTTCGACCGGAGCATACCCGTATGAATTCGACAGCGTTGCGCTGGCCGTGTCGATGACGCCTTTGCTGTTCAACTCGGTTCGGTGCTGCTCGAACAACCACTGGATCATCTGCCCTACGCTCCAGTTTTGCCGAGCGAAGGCGAATTCCTCATCCTCATACGGCGCGTTGAACACCACTCGCGGCGAGCCATTATCATCCAGGACGTTGACCTCGGCAGCCTGCTCTCTCGCCCCGTAAGCCACGTACCGGACAAGCTCACTCTCAGGAGAGCCAACATGTTCGACCGTCTTAATCTTGCCACGAAACCGAACTTTCCCGTACATGTCCAGCCGCACAGCCTGCTGGTTGTAGTACGATGGATTCGTATGCGTCACCCGCTGGAGGAAGCTGAGCGTCCGATAGCGGTCGTACGAGACGTTCAACTCCTCCAACTCGACCTGATTTGCCCTCAGATCAACCGGAGTCGTGGCTACACACAAAGCGATTATGGTAGACGCGTCAGTCATGCTCTACACCGTTCCCCACACGGTCGTCGGCGTGCCGACCGATGTAAACTCGAAGGTCAGAGCGTCGTCAAAGTAGTTTCTACTTACGTCGTCGTACGCTCCCGGATTGATGTTCTTCAGCATCGTGTATGGATACCGCCGTGCTACATTGGTGCTTACCTCCGAATAGCAAACAATCAAAGAGCTTTTGCCCGCGAAGAACAGTCCGTAGTAGCTATCGATGGCTCCAAGCAGGTTGACCGGAGCCAACGATGCCTTCCACACCTTCAACGTTACCCGCCAGACGATGTTCGGAGAGTTGCGCGTCACAAGAGGAAACGGAGCCCACAGCAACGGCTCCTCTGTGCTCGTTAAGCTCTCCGGATACGATCTCAAGGACAGAACTCTATCGCCGAGCCACTGCTCCTTGTACCACGCATACAGATCGCCTTCATAAGAATCAGGCTCTGTCATTACGATACTCCCTGCGCCGCCTTCTTACCAGAGGTCCGGCGAGCACGTGCGCTTTCGATGGCCTCCAACCGAGCCAGGCCTGCTTCCACCATCTCGATCCTCACGTCGATGTCACCGACGAACATAGCCATCATGTCTGTCGTGTTCCCGACCAGCTTGGCCATTAACTCCTGACCTTTCGTCAAACGAGATTGGAGCGTGTCGATAAAAGCAGACTGAGCCAGACTTGCTGCTTCGAGGAACACGGCTGCCGGACCGACAGCTCCGACATCGAACGCTCCCTCCGCTCCTTTCGCTGCTGCCAAAGCAACTTCGGTGCTCTGGATAATGGTAAGGAGTTGCGAGTACAGCCTGCCCTGCTCATCGAGTTCTGCGGACTCTGCTTTCAGTATCTCAAGCTTTTCCTGCTCAAGCGTGACATGCTGGAGAAGGCTCTCCTCAACAGCTTGATTGTCTACAAGCTGTTGCTCAGCAAGCTCCCTGGCACGCTGCTGCGTCAACTCAAACATCTGCGTAGCCGTCCGAGCCATCTCCTCCTGGGCGGCCTGCTCGTCGGCTATCTGGTCCTCCAGATGCTGTTTCGTCTCTCGGTAACTCCTGACACGCTCGTCGCGCTCACGCCGAAACTCTATAACGAGATCGCGCTGAAGCTCATACCGCTCTTTCGCCGACAGGGTCTCATCTTCGGCTATTCGCCTCCAACGCTCGTTATACTGCTCCGGCATGTTCTTCCGGACCTGCCGCCAGTCGTACTCCAAATCCTTCATGTCACGCTGGAGGTCTACAACGCGCCGCTGGCTGCTCTTCAGGGCTGCGTCCTGCGTTTGCTGGAACATGGCGAGGACGTCATTCACGTCCTCCACGGTCCGAGCGTAATCCTTCAGAGCTTCGGCGTAGATGTCAAACTGCCTCATCACGCCCGCTCGTCCAGGCTGGTCCTCTCCTATGAGGCTAAGCTGCTCTCTCCGCAGGAACGACTGGATGTTCTCCGTCATCCGCTGCCACTCGTCCCAAATGCGCTTCGCTTCATCTAATGCGTTATCTTGAGCTGTTAAGTCCTCGCGGTAGAGAGCCAGCTTCTCCTTGGTGACCTCCATGATACGGTCGCGGACTTCGCGGTTGATGGAATCGATAAGCTCGATTTCCCTCTTACCGTACAGCTCCCGCATGGTTTGCTTTCGCTCTTCGTGCTTCCGAGTTAGCTCCTCAAGCTCGGCATCCATCCACCCCTCTTTCTGCCTCATCTCGTTGAACTCGCTGTCCATCGCGTCGAGGCGTTCTTTCAACTCCAGGCGAAGCAGGTCGAGCTTGTCCTTCTTGATGCGAGCCATCTCTTCGATAATCTCACGGCCTTCGATGCGGACCCTGGCGATGTAATCCTGAAGCTCGGTTTCGCGGACCTGCCTGAGCCGATCCTCTTCTGAGGTTACGTCTCCTATGATGCTGTCGATCTCGGCCTGTACGCTCCGCCACCTCTCTATCAAGTCATTGTACCGAGTCCTCGCACTTCGGGTAGGCTCTACGTTTAGCTCTCTTGCTTTTGCGAGAAACTCCTCCAACTCCATCGGAAAAGCAGCTCCTCCGGTGACCTCCCTCCAGGACATGAAGTTGAGAGCGCCACGGCCTTTGTAGACTCCAGTCGTTCCTGTACCTTCGAGTGTACTCCGAATCCGCTCTCTCTCGTTCTGAAGACTGACCAGCCTTTCCACCCTCGCCTCGTCCGCCTCCTCAGCATCAAGTTGTGCCTGCCGCTCCTTCTCACCAGTAATGCCCTGAAGCAACCGCAACTGATCCTCAAGAGCCAGGTTCTTATCCTTCAGAATCTTAAGCAGTCTTGGTTCGAGAGCCGCGAGCTTACCGATAAGCTCGTTGTACCGATCTTGCTCTTCAGAGGTTCGATCCTGTTTCCGGGCCAGAGCTTCGAATTCTTCCGTCAACTTCGACAGTTGTTTCGCCTCATAAGCCGATGTTCGAGCATCAAGCTCCAACTCTTTGTAACGGACAGCCGCCTTTTCCTGGGCCGCGCTCAAAGCTACATAGGCAGCTGCAAGACCGGCAATAACCAAGGTCAGAGCTGTCAGTGCAGGCGTTGCAGCACCAAGAAGTTTCATCGATACCCCTAATGCTCCGAGCACCACGGTCAATGTCTTCGCCACGCCAATGAGCGAAAGAAGAGCCGCCCCGAAGGCCACCGTAGCGGCTGTCAGAATCTTGGTGGTATCAGTTGTCTCAGCGTATATCTTCAGCAAGTCAGAGATGAGCTTGATGTGAGCACGCAAGATAGGCTGGAACTGCTTGCCCAACTCGTTGTACGCTTCGTTCCACAAACGAACCATCGAGGTCATTTGCTTACCAGCAGTCTCCATCGCGGACTCGTACGTTCCCTGCAACAGTGTGAGCTTCCGGAGCACCTCCGCCATCAATGCTTCCTGGCGCTCACGGATAGTCAGGCTCTTCACTGTCTTGTTGTTCGCCGCTGCGTACTTCTCCTCAGCCTGCGCCAGACTCACAAGAACGCCCATGTACCGCAACGACATCGTATCCAGATTCGAGATGGCGTACTGCAACCGCTCGAAGGTCGCCGATGAATCCATGCCAGAAATAACCGCAGCGTCCTGTGCCCCTCTCGCCAGCTCAACGGCCTTCGTGAGGTCAAGCTCGGCTTGAATCATTTGAGCCATCGACGTTCGAGCAACCTCGGTCGTGATACCGAGAGACTTGATCCCGTTTTCCAGAGAGTGGATTTGCTCTTGCGAATAGCCTGCGTTCTTGCCGACATTCTCCAGAACGATGCCAAGCGTCTCCACTCTGGCAGCGTATTCAGCAGAGAATTTGGCCAGCGATCCCAGGCCGAGGCCTCCAAGAGCGAACGCCAGCGCTCCAACAGTCCTCTCCAACATCGTCGTGGAGCTACCAAGGTTCTCGACTTCGTCCTTAGTCTTTTTGGCCGCATCCTCTATGGCGCCAAGCTTGGTCACCAATACGTCGATGCCCTGAAGAGCGTCTCGTAACTCAGCCTGAATATCAAAGAGGATACCACCGACATTAACCGTCATCTCACCCTCTCTTACAGACCGTGAGAACTTAGATATGCGAGATACTCGCCACTGGTCATCTGCTTAAACGGCTTGCGCGGACGAATCGGTCCTTCGCCCGCACGAGTCCTGCCTCGGCCTCTCTGTATCTCGCGCTCCATCCTCTCCGTTCTGATGCGAGAACCGATGGCCAGCAACGCCAACTGGCCATCAGTATGCGTGCTGATTAGCTCGTCAAATCCGATGCCCCAAGCCTCGCAATAACTGCCGTAGGCTGCAAAGCTTGGAAGTGCTTCGTTACCGCTCTCACGAGATCGAGCATCTTCAAAACGGCCCGCAATTCTCTGAAGAAAAAATCCGCCTCACCTTGCACTTTCTGTTGCGTGTGCAGAAGGCAGTAAACCTCCCCAAAGGCGACCTCGTTCTCCATCTGCTCCTTGTACTGAGCCGCCGTCTCCAGATCTTCTTTCGGCTTGTAGAAGTCAGCGCACAACATGGCGGCAGCATTCATGAGGGCCTCGGTAGTAGCCTCGTCCAAGGCCTCCGCCGTCTGATTGGTCAGAGCCTCGGCTTCGACCTGAACAACGGCGTCTCCGCCGCCTGGGGCCGCCGCTGTTAGGTTCTGCTGAACCTTCGACGCGATAGGCCGGAGGATGGCTCGCAGCTTTTTCGCATGCTTGATAGGCAAAGCACGCACGCTGAGCGTCGTCCCCCAGAAGTCGATGGTCGTCGCATGCACATCAGGAAAGAGTAAAGCGTCCTCCATCTCCTGGTCAGTCATGAAGGGTTTGCGCTCCTCTTCGAAGTCAGGCACGTCAACACAATGAGCCACGGCTGTAATCCTCCGCGCTTCGGCACTCCTCCAGGAGGCCGGTACTGCACCTCCTGGAGAAGCAGCCTAATTCAATGTCACACAGAGCCGATGGACGGGAACATCCAACGCTCGGCAACGATGAGCTGCTTGTCTCCAGTATAGATACTGGAGATGTAGCCACGAGCATCGAATGCCAGAGGCGTTTGCGTGTTCGCTCCCGGCTGGATCGTCTCCTGCCAGTCTCCAGCAGGCATCACGCGCTGGAAGTCGTGCACGACCTGCACACCGTCGATGAAGTCGGCAACTCCAAGGACGTGATACTCCAGACGCTTCACCGTCCCGATGGCGATCCTGATTCCACCGACCTCCGCAACGTAGTCGCCAGCAGTCGGCGTACTCGCAAATGCCGGAGTCACGGCAAGGTCCAGACCGCTGATGCTCGACACATAGCTTTCGTTCGTTCCCTGGAACGCCGCGCTGCTGCTCGCTGCCGTCAGAATACGAGCGCCGAGCTTGAGAGCCGTACCAGGAGAGCCTTCCAGCGTAATGACGCTGGCATTCGTTACTGACGCAATGGTCGTGGCATCAGTACCGATGGCATCCCTCAGCACGTTCACGGCCTCAACGGAACCGAGAGCCTTGCTGACTCTTCGAGCATCCATGCTATGCAAAGCGAATGCAACCTGAGCGCCGAGACCGACGATGGCCTCATACTGAATTACGCTCGGAATCCCCGTCCTCAACTGAAACTTCTCTCGCGTGACCGAGATGGTAGGCGAATCCTCCACCACGGCTCCGAGGTCAGTGAAACCAGAAGGCACACTGTCCATGTTCACGCGAGTTGCGGTCCAGGTTGTCCCGTACGGCGCGATCAAAAACCGCTCAATGCCAAGCGAGACCTCCTGGTCTTTGACAGTATTGTCGTACCCAGGCATTGCTCTTTTTTCTCCAGACTACAGAACCACCGCGCTTCACCGAGTCAGCTAAGAGCCTGTTAGTAACCTCCTCTCAAATTGTGCTCACGTACGTTGTGCACATGAACGCCAGCGACCAGTTAAGATTGCCGTTCGAGTCGCGGAACGGCTCCCCTACTCTATGCTGAGGCGCGATCCTGCCTATCACGTTCGGCAGCTGATTCCACTTGTTCTCCAGAGCTTCGTATACAAGCTCGACCCTCCGGAGAGTTGCCGGATACGCATGCGGAGCGCCTCGTAACACCAAGCGGAACCCCACTCTCTGGACGACCTCACCGCTCAGAACGGGTGATTCCGCTGGATACACCGCAACGCATGCGACTGGCGTATCCGGCATATTGCCGATGAACACCTGCGTCCAATCACCAGCCCCGCATTGAGTGTTCACATAGGTCGCGACGTCATTCAGAAGCCTGAGCACTTAACGGCTCCTCTGCATCCTCGGATTCGGCCTCGCGGCACTCTTTGACTCCCATTCCGTCCACCAGTTGCAAACCTTTGTATTCCATGAACTCCAGGAATTCCTCCCTGGTCGAGTACCAGCGCCGGTCCGGATTGACCAACTCGCTCTCAAATCCTGCAACTGAACCACCAAGACCAAGAGCAACCTCGAACGGAGGCATGCCAGTTTCAGGCAGGCACACACCCAACCTTCCAAGAATGCTCAACGACTGCTGATACAGCGTGTAGCTTAGCTCGTGGTACACATCTTGACGGTCGGTGAAATTCTCCCTGTGAATCCGTCCAATCATGAGCAACCACTGAGCTATCCGCTCCGTAGGTTTGAATCCGTTCTTCTGCAACTCCCAGTTCGTGATGTTGATGTAGTCACGCTGGAGCAGCACAAGCGTCAGACGCCGCTCCGGATGCTCGGCTCGGTCTCTCAACAACAACCGGAGGTTCCGCTCCGAGCACTTCCCTCGCCTCATGTCCTCCGTGATGTAACCAAAGTGTGCGATATCCACATCCGGCAACACCACAGCAGGACGCACAGGCTGGTCAAACGGTCCCCTATTTACATCCTCGATGTGCTCGTGGATGTGGCCAGTGAACTTGTAGCCTCGGTGATTCCTGAACACACGGCATGGACGGTCCGGCTTCACGTCTGGCATGTCGAGCGTCAGGTGATTCTGCCGAATGACAAACCCGTGGAACATCTTGCTTCGCAGGTATTTCTTCAACCGGTCCGGCCAAAGCAAAACCTCGTCCGCATCGATCCACAGTATCCAATCACCCTCCGCCTCTTCGATGCTCCTGTTCCTCGCATCACCGAACGAGTCATTCCACGGAATCTGGAACACCTTGGCTCCCATCGATGCCGCAATAGCCTGCGTGCCATCGAAGCTGCCGGTGTCGCAGACGATGATTTCGTCGGCAATCCCTCTCACCGACCGCAGGCACCTCAACATGTTCTCCGCTTCGTTCTTGGCAATCATGCAGCAACTCAGCGACTGGTACGGCACCTGCATGAGGAACTTCCGGTCGTAATCCGGAAGGCCGCACGGCTTCCCGTTGTTCGTCCAGCTGATAATCCAGTTGCCGACGAGGTCGCCTTTCGGAGTCACATGGTCCTGTTGGAACTCCACGGTCAGGTCCGGTTGCATCCCGAACAAGTCCTGGATGTCCTGCATGTCAAAGTAGTGGACATGACCTCCGTTATTGTAAACGTACTTACTCAGATCGAAGTGTGCCCACGGTCCGTTCGGCAGCGTCAGGACAACCGTACCGCCGACCTTGCAGAGCCGCTGGATTCGCCTCAGCGCTCCTGCGGTATCGACCACATGCTCCAACCATTCACCGGCGAAGATGACGTCATACTTGTGCTCTTGGCCCTCCTCCTCGACCAAATTTTCCAGCCGATTTAGCGTGAACTCCACGTTCTCCGGATACAGACCGACCTTGCTCAGGTGAACAGCGCACCAGTCGATGTAAGCCTGTGTGAAGTCCATCCCTGTCACCTTGCACTCCGGAGCCGCATTACTTACGGCTACAGTCATCGTGCCGCAGTGACATCCGATGTCCAGGAAGGTCTTAGGCTCCTTCTCCACGATGATTTTCAGGCACCGCTGGAATCGTTCGGTCAGGCCCCACGTATGGTTCTCCGGATCGAGGTTTACCAAGTCTCCTGGCTCCTCTTCCGGCTTCTCTGCGGACTCGAGAATCTTGTTGGCCCTCTCGACTCCTTCTTCCAAGCCGTGCCTTGTCGCAAACTCCTTCGCGGCCATGACGTCGGCGTAGCGGAAGAGGCTCTCCAGCACCTGCGGCTTGTTCTGCTCCATCCGCTCCGTGAACAAATGCTGGATGCGTTGCTCCCACTGTTCGGCCACCTGACTCCACTGGTAGTGCTCTTCGACGTACAAACGACCTCGCCGAGCCATCCGCTCGCGTTCGTCCTCATCCAGGAGGAGCCTGCTGGTCTGGAACACGAATTCGTCCTGATACTCGATGCTCTCGTGGTCTCCCTCGATGAGGACGCCGCATCCTTCGCCGACAGTCTCGTTCAAAGCGAAGTCCGCCGTGGTAATCGGCACCAGACCGCATGCCATCGCCTCCAATGCCCCTATGCAGCTGATTTCCGGAAATGCCGTCGGATACAACCACAAGTCCGCCTTCTGCATTTCGCGGTACAAGTCCGGCTTCGACAAGGAGCCGAGCTTCGTCACGTTTGGCGACTGCTGGATAAGCACATCGCACATCTGGTGGATGCCCTTCACGTCCTCCGGCAACGGCATGTTCTGGTAGTCGTACCAGCAGACCGCCAATTCCAGGTCCGGATCGAACTGAAGCAGACGAGGCCAGATGTCTCGCAGCAAGACCAATAGGCCCCTCTCAGGGCGGCTGGTGTAGATAAGTCGGTTGGAACGAAGCGCGGTGGACGCTCCTTCCTCCTCACTAACGCCATTGCCGTGGTCACTGTGCGGTTCTGTGGACAATCTGGCCCCGTCCACCAATTCCAGGTCTACGCCGTTCGTGGTCAGGTGTGAGAGCTTGTCGAATGCTTCTCTCTCCACCCCGTCATCGAACTGTTCCAGGTACTGGTTCTTATGGTACTGGCTCAGAAGCCAGACGTCCTCCGTCTGCCACAGCATCCCCGCAAACGTCGACCGCTCTACCAGGATGTCATGACACCACAGGATATTGAGCTTCGCCTTCGTCCTGCTGCCGAGAGCCTGAGCAAATCGTGAGACGATCAAGGCGTCCCACTCGAACATCATACTGACCTGACGGAACTTCGAGCAGTCGACGTAGTCGACACCGTCGAATGTCCCCTCGCCTTTGCTGCCACACTTGCAGAACACCTTCACATCATGACCGCGCTTCACCAGCTCCTTGGCGACGGATGTTAGAGCCGTTTCGCTGCCACCGAGCGACTCCTTCATCATGGTCTCGCCGTTGAAAGGAAGGCCCTCCGTGTAGAATGCGATGAGCAGGTTGCTCAACGGACCTTTCTTCTTTTTCGGCATTGCTCGTTCAATCGTTACCATTACCGCGCTCTCCTCGTCTTCAATCAACCTTCCAGGGGTTTGAGTACTTATGCCTCATTTGAGGAAACCTCGGCTGCCTCTCAGAGACGGTCCTGCTTCTGCCCTTCGACTCCAATGTACTCATGTCATACACTACCCACTCGTCAAGCGCTCCAACTCCTTTCGCAGTATGCCTCGCAAACGTTCCCGGCTTCGGCGTGTACTCGAGAACAGCAATGTCACTATCGCGCACCTTCGCCAAAGCCCTCCCATCTATATCGACGATATACGGATCGAACGGCCCTCCTGCCTCGTATCTGTACTGCAACCACCGAGAGAACGCTCGAACCTTGAAGCTCGCGACCTCACTCGGCGTTCCTTTCCTTTCAACAATCCCCTTTCCGCTCTCGTATTCTCTGACGATGCCCTTCTGAATCTTGTCGAGTGTCAGGCCTTCGTTGGCGATCCAGGTTATCCATCGTTTGTCCCACGGCTCGTCCGCTCCCTTTCCTTGTTCTGCCGCTTTCCTCAGTTCCGCAAAGGATACATCTCCTCGCATTACCGATGCAGCCTCCTTGATGGCTTTCTGAGCTGTGGCTGCGCACTCCGCACTTCCGGTGAAGCTGATACCGTAACCGCTGCCACCTCCAAGACCAACGCCCTTTTCCGCTCCTCGGTCTCTTCTGGACTTCAGTCCTTCCTTCTCTACAGAAGAAGCCGCTGTCGTTACATGGTACAGAGTCGAACCTTCGTTCAAAGGTTCCCAGAAGCCGTTGGAGCTTGTCTCGTATCCAAACTCTCTATACCTGTGAGACTCGGCGCTCCACGATTTGAATGTCCAAGAGCTATTCCAAGCCGAATACTCCAGAGGAATCTCGCCTCTGCTCATGGCCCCCGCCACGGAAAGCTCCCACGCGATCTTGGCTTCACGTTCTTTGCGACGACCTTCGTCACTCCTGTCGCTGAGGTCTACCTTCTTCCGAGCAGCGTATTCCTCCCACGAGGTCTTCCATGCGTCAGGATCGGCGAGGCCTTTTCGTCGCCGCTGTCCTTTTCCGCCTTTTTTCGCGTAGACGGTTGCGAACAGGAACGCGAGTTGCTTTTTCGTCAGCTTTCTTCCTGGCATCCTCGTGCCTCTTCCCTATCGCTCGGAGGATTTTGAGTTCTCGCTTCGAGTACCGCTGGAGCTTTGCCATAGCAATTCCTCACCAGCCATCATCCCCGCTCTCCGGATGCGGATTGAGTGAATGCGGATCGGACTTGTAACTATCCTTCCTCTTCCCCCTGCCGCGCTTGTTTCTCCGACGTTTCTTCTTGGTCAGGCCTGCCTTCCTGAGCAGCCTGCCAAGCCTGAGTCCTTTCTCGAACGCCTTTCTGTCGTTCTTAGCTGCCACGCCTCGATCTCCTCATAGCTTCCTTCCGAAGCTCCCTCTCCACGCGTCTCGCCACACTCGGCGTCAACATCGATAGCACTCTGGTCATCGCAGCCATCGCCGCCAGTGTCGGCACCTCAGAGAATGCCTTCTTGTACTTGTCCAGGTGGAACATCACGCACCTGGAGATGTACCTATTCCCCACTCCTCCTTCTGGAGTAGGAGGCTGCTGTGAGGAGATAGGTCCAAGGTTATATGTCCCCTCATGCATGAATCGCGCATATTCCACGTTGTCTGCGATGAAGCCTTTCAGTCTGTGCTTACGCAGCATGCCTCCTACAGCCGTATTCACCCTCTTCGAAATCAGCCTGCTCGTCCTCAGCCACTCCTGCTCCGCTCTCGCAAACGTTACGGCCAGAGGAAGCACACCTCGCGGATTCGTCACGTCCGCTGTGATCGCCGAAGGTGTTGGTCCCATCCTCTCCGTGATCTGCTGACCTTCGACCTCACCGTAGATTTCGCTCCTTAGCATGGCGGACAGAATCGGAGCGTTGGCCACGGCCCGCTCCGATGCGTGCGCGACGACGTCGGCCATCGTTTGGACGGTCTGCTCGACCAGCGCCTCCTTCAACTGCTTGAAGGTGACGATTAGCTCCTTGACGCCCTCGACTTTCATGGTGATCTTAGCCATTAGGAAGCTTCCACCACGGACGCCGAATCTTCCGAGTCTCCCTCGTTAGGCCATCCAGCGCGTCGCACAACGCCGGAGCCTTCTTCCTCAATGTGGCTCTTTCGTGTACATAAGCCTCGATAGCCTCGGCCTGATGCTCGCTCGTGCTCTTCAGAGAGTAGCTACTTATCGTCTTCCGGACGTCCGACGCGTTCCAACCTACACCATCCTGCCATACGACATCGCTCCTGCCCTCCCGTGATAGCTTCTCGGCCAAAAGCATGCCATTGTAATGCCTCGAACTTTCCTCGGCCACCTTCTTGTATGCAGACAGGACCGTGCGGGGGAGCCGCAAGTCGGTCATCGTGTTTGCCACGGCATGACCAACCTCATGGTCAAAGCATCCGGAGAACTTCGCACGAGCCTCTTTTGCTCTTGCATCAAGATACAGCCAAGCTCCTCCGGGGTCCGACCTACTGCATCTGCTCAACCTATCTTTGAACTCTGCCTCTGCCTCGAGAGACGCCCCATTCATATAAATGGTATCAAGGCGACAAAGCCCTATAAGGTTCCGAAGCTTCTGCGTGCCTGTCTGCCAAGGAGCGTCCTCTTTGAGCCTTCTCTTAAGCTCCATCTCGTTGTCACAGACAATTACATGCCGAACGGCCCTATCGATGAGCACCTTGCCCCACGTCTTCTCCACTCTCCGGAGCTGTCCTCTAACCTCCTCTGCCACCTGCCCCTTCGTAAGGTGGGCCATCGTATCTGGAGCATCGATGCGAGCCTTGAGCACCTTCGCATCGACCCTTCCTCGACGGCCTGCTCCTCTTTGCCGTTTGTACACAACGGCGAACAGGTATGCCAGTTGCTTCTTGGTGAGCTTAGCCATCAACGTCCCGCAATCACGTCCTTGACTTCGTCAAGCTCTCGCTCGCTCAGGAAGAACTCCTCAATCACCGAATTGAGAAGAGCCTTCTTGTAGCCGGAACTCCCCTTCTTCACGCGCTTGACCTCGGTCCAGTGCACGCCTTTCTTACTACCTCCAGTCAGGACAGGCACTTCAGGCAGCGCCATCAACTCGCGCAGAAACCTGCGGACTCTCGTCCTCATCACTTCCTCCTCCTACGCCGACTTCTTGCAGCCTCCCTCGACGGACTCGCTGCCAGCACCGCTCTGTGGAACCTATCTATGGCTGTGTAAAGCGGAGGAGCTTTCTCCTTCAACTCCCCTTTACGCATGTTGTACATCTTGAAGGCTTCGGCGAAGTGCTCCCTATTATTCGTCAGCGAGTACAGTGAGATTCTCCACCGGTCATTCCCTCGGCTACCCGCAAACAGCCTATGGTCGTGATTAGCCTCGACCACATTTCTCCAAGCATCGACGGCCTTCCTTCTGCCAGCATCCGACCATTGGAGAGCTTCCAAGGTGCCTTCCCTCGGCACGTTCCAGTGAAGCTCCTCCATCGTATACCAGATGCCATGTCCAAGCTCGTGGTTGTACGTGCCCTCGGACAGATTCATGCCGAACTTGTAGTCCGCGCTCCCTTTCGGATGGCTAAGTGCGAATTGAAATCCAGAAGCATTAACGTATATGCGCTTCTGTCCACCCATTTCGTGGCTGCTGCCGTAGTATACCCCTCCAAGGTTCCGAGTCATAACAGGAAGAGCTGTCTCTCTTCTCCTCAACTCACTGTAGAGTGTGTCCGGAGTGCCGAGCACAGTGACGACATCGACGGAGGCGTTCACCAACTCAGGAGTCCATTTCTTCCTGGACCCCTTGACGAGCCTTTCCATCTGCTTACCGATGGCCTCACATGTCACGTCACCTGTATCGAAGGTCTCGACTCCGATGCCTGCCGCCGACGCATCCGGACGACCTCCGGATCGAGGGGCTCCTTTTTGCCGCTTGTAAATAACGGCAAACAGGTATGCCAGTTGCTTCTTGGTCAGCGACTTTCCCACGTTACGTCTTCTTCCTTCTCGGAGCCTTCGCACTTGTATATCCACCAGCAACCTTCTGAGCAGAGAGGCTGCTTATCCTGGTCAGGTGGTTGAGCATGATGTTCTCCACCTTGGCCTTGCTGTAGCCCCCGTACTCGGTCACGATGTCACTGATGTAACTAACGGCGGCTGGACTGGCTCCAGTGATGTGGCGTCCATCGTCGGAAACCTCGGCAACCGCTCGGCCCCTGTCGTCAATGATTTGCCACATGGCTACCCCCTACGGAAACTGTTTCCGGCGGACGCCCTTCTTCGGAGGATTCACGTACTTAGGACGACGGCGCTTCTTAGACCTGTAGGTCTTGCCGCTCGACTTTGCCATGCGCCGCCACCGCGAGTACAATGCTTCGGCCTTCTGGACTTCGGCTCGGCTCGGCTTGGACTTCGGGGTCATGCCGTACCCGCCAGCCTTACCTTCTCGCTCAAACCAACCTTCAGCAACCGGCCTTCGCGTCCGTCGCTGTTCGGCAACAGCAACGCGAGCCATCGTCTTAGCGAGCTTTGCCGAGCGAGTGGCTCCCCTCTTGCCGAAGACATACCTGGAACGATATCCTCTCGCTCGCCTTTTTTCCGACTTCCCTGCCTTCGCAAAGATAGCAGCAAGCTGTGCTCTGCTCAACCGTGCCATGTCACTTTCTCCTTTGCTGCTGTCTGGCCGACGACCAATGATGCCTCGTCACTCGCCGAGGCAGACGTTTGGTCTCTTCCACGAAGACCGTATCCCACATCCGCCGTTTCTTCTTGTCCTTCGGTCGAGTCACGTACTCACCGCGCTGGCGTTTTCTCCGCAGGTCTCGAATGTAGCGCTGCTCAGCCGCTGCCTTCTTGAAGCGGATGTCACGAAGGCGGTATGCCACCTCCTTTCCCTTCTTGTACTGAGCAGCCGAGATGCCTTTCTTCCGAGCCTGAGCCTGCGTCATCGGCGACCAGTTGCTGAGGTGGCTGTAGGCCGACTCCTTCCACTTCTTCCGACCTCCTGGCTTGCCCTCTCCTGCTCTCGCCTTTGCGAAGATAGCAGCAAGCTGTGCTCTGCTCAACCGTGCCATGTCACTTTCTCCTTCTGCGCCGTCGAATACCCCTTCTGTGCCGTATCCTCTTCTTTATTTCCGACAAGCTGTCGTACTTCCTCGCTGTAGTACTCACCTTCCTCATCCGCATGTAGCGCTCAGCAACGGCCTCCCCCTTCTCAGTTTCCGACTGAGTTGGAGCCTTGTAGTTCTTGTAACCGTAGACTCTATTTCCTGCAACTCCTTTCCAACCTTCCCCTCTTGCCTTCTTGAACATCGCCTTCCGAACGTCCTTACTCCAAGGACTCTTTTTCACAACACGCTTCTTCTTGGAGTCCCATACTCCTGTGAACTTGCCCGCCTTAGCTCTCAAATGAGCGTCTTTCATGGAACCTTTGAACCGACCCTTTTGAGCCGCTGCTGCTTTTGCGAAGATAGCAGCAAGTTGCCTCCTGCTCAACCGAGCCATTATGCGGCCTCCTTCCAGAGCTTCGCAATGTCTCCGACATCTCGACCTTCCCTCGTCAGGAACGTCTCATCCACACCTTTCCTGGCTTCAATCTCATCGTCGGTGTAGAACCGAGCGATGAACGGAGACGCCGTGTGCTTGCACCACGGATGAAATGGAGGACCACCGTTCGGCAACCTCTCCACCAGCGGAAACCCTGGCGTTGCTCCGGTCAGGCTGAACACCTTTCCTCGATACGCATCACAGAAGTCACCGACCGTGCTCGGATTCGGAGAAATCACGATGAGGTCATGGTTGTTCTGCCCCGCTCGTATCTTCGTCGCTACCGTGGTCGCTTCGCGCCTCATGTTGTGGCCGACCATGCCAGCGTAGTAGTCAAGGTCGAATTGGTACATCCGACCATCATCGCCTTTGACAATAACCTTCCCCATCGCCAGCTTGTCCACCAGCCTGTCGATGATGCGGTCCTGAAGCTTCGCTGCACTGAGGCCTTGTATCTCGGCTTTGGCGATCTCTGCTCCCATCTCCTCGGTCCAGAACTTCGGCCTGAGCATGAGCCTGGACACGTGGTGCCTGAAACCATCGGTCGCTCCGGTCAGGTAATCCTGTGCTCGCTTCACCAGATGCTCGACCGCCAACTCGTTGACCTTCTCGAAACGAGCGTTGACCAGCAGCTTGCCCTTCTTCAGCATCCGGATACTTGCGAAGTCCTGCGTCCTATACCAGTCCGGAATTGCCTTCTCTGCCCACCACCTGCTGTATCCGTCAGTCCTGCGAAGGATTTTCCGGATATCCACCAAGAGTCCGCGCGCTCGCTCTCGCCGTGCTACTGCAGGCAGATGGCGTGCCTGACTCAAGAGCGCACGCGCGGACTCTCGATAGTACTGTGCGAGCATCGCTTCCCAGTCTGCTGTACGTACGGCCATCACTTCTTCCTACGTTTCTGGACTTCAGCCTTGATGCGTTTCAGCCTTACGCGCTCCTGTTGGCGGATGTGGCTATCCATCCGCTTTCCTCCTGGACTATCCCAGTCCAGCCACAAATCCACGTACCGGCCATTTGGCAATTTGGCCGTGTAGTTGTCACCGTGCTCCGCGTATCCGCCTTCCCATCCAAGCTGCTCAGCCAGACCATGCAACGTCACATCCACTCGCCGTGGTTCCAGAAGCAGGTCGAGGTCTTTTCGACGTCCTGCTCCTTTCTCCTTCAGTCCTCCCACGACTCGCATGTTCCATCCGGCGCCGCGCACTTGCTTCCGAATGGACCGTACAAATGTCGCAGCGTCGGACCTGCCCCACTTCGCTCGCTCACGACCACTCATCTTCGCAAAGATGGCAGCAAGCTGCTTCCGACTAAGGCGTGCCATTGCTACTTCCTTTTGCGCTTACGCATCCTCAACCACCGGAGGTACACGGCTCTGCCCTTCTTTGTCTCCTCCGATGAGTAGAACTTCTGCTTGCTGTTGCGCCAAGCCTTCGACCGAATAGCACCACGGAAGCCCGCTTCGTTGCTCAGCTTCCGAGCCGTCACTCTGGCAGAGCTGTCATCACGTCCTCCCTGTGAGAGGACGTCGTAGTTGGCCTTAAACCTGCGCTTCTCTGTAGCTCTCGCTTTCGCAAAGATGGCAGCTAACTGTTTCCTGCTGAGCTTAGCCATCATCTGCTCCCCTTGTACTTGAAGAACCGAATCTGCTTCAGCCGCTTCTCAGCAGCAGCCTTGCTGCCGTAGCCGCTACGCTTACCGAGGTTCTTCCTTTTGCCACCAACCTTCTTGTGGCTCCGCACATACCACCTGTTCCCTTGCTTTTGCACCACCATTGCCACGGCCTCCTGGAGCCTTTGCTCCGCCAAACACGGCCAACCAGCCGTTTTTCGCCTAAGAACGCACCCTGCGGCACGCCCAACGGCAAATTCACTCAAAATAACCGAGCGTCGTGAGCACTCTTTGCTGGTGGACGCGTTCCTCATGCTTCCTGTACGACGTCTTGTCGAACACCGAACTTCCTTCGCACTCCCCCCTCACGCCGAACAAGTCCAGCACGGTCGGCGTCAGGTCCATCACCTCCGGCTCCGTCACTTCAGCAGTTGCTCCGCTCAGACCGAGGCAACTCAGATTGTTGTGCGACACCCCGTCCGGCATTCCATGGTCGCCGAACACCAGCATTACATCAGGCTGCAACTCCACGCGGAGCTTCAGAGCGATTTCACGGACGAGGTCATAGTAGTGATACCACGTATCCTGCTTTTGAGCAGCATGCCCTAACCGGTCCAGGAACGAAAACTGGATGTACTCCAGGTCCGCTCTCTCCAACCCGAGGAAAAAGTCAATCATCATGCTGGAGCTACGCCGGACCATGTTGAACCGTACTTCCGGAGGCAGATGCTTGACGTTCTCGAACCCCATCGGATCTGGCCAAGGATCGACATCGCCGTACCAGTAAATCATGTCGGCCACTCGCATCCACTGCCTTCTCGACTCGTAGCCATCCTCCATCAGGCCTTCTGGATAGAACCACGGCTTCTTCTCGATGATTGGAAACCCACATACGTGCGCGCCGTTCACCGGTCGTGCTGGCCACGTAATCGGCACGTTGACGAGCTTCACCGTGTAACCGGCATCTCCAAGCCAGTCCCACATGTACGCAGACTCCGTCGTCTCGTAGGTCTTCTCGCCTTCCACGTTCCTGCCGAAATTCTCCTCAACGCCGTGCTTCTCCATCGTGTCACCGGTGTTCAGCGACGTCCACGCCGGTCCGGATATCGGCACCGGGGAGTGCAACGGCAACGTCTGAAATCCAGGAAGGATGAAGCCTTTCTTCACGATCCGGTAATCCAAAGCATCAAACCCTGCGAGGAGCACTCTCACAATGTCTTCCTTCGCCTCTTTCGCTTCTTGACAGCTCGGCGCTTCGGACCGTGGTACGTACCGGACTTCTCCTTCAGGAAACGCGTCAGCCCACCAGGAGAGTAAATTCCTGGCTTGCCTCTCAAATGACCTTCCACGTTCCTGAATTTCCTTCCGGCTGCCCACCGAATGACGCCAACCAATTTGCGCTGCTTGCCTCTCAAACCAAATCCACGCTTGGCGGCTCGAGCAACTCTGGCCTTCTCTCCTTTCGGCACTGGCATACTATGAGCTCCTTGTAACGAACGCCTGAATCACCTGCATGCCCGCAGACCAGTGAGCATGCTTTGCAATGTCAACAACTCTGGCGCTCTTGATGATTTGATTCCCGGAGTTGTCATACAGGTTGTTCACCTCGTAGCCTTCATCGACGCTGGCCGTAGGCAGGAACAGAACAGTGTAGTTGATCTGCACCTCTCTCCCGTCTCGTCCTATCATGCGTCTCGAGTTGCCGTACGCGAAACAGGAAACGCTGTTCGTCGTCGTACCGTCTATCGGCTGTCCGTACTGGTCATTCCCTGCCGGAGCCGTCACTGAGCATCGGTGCGACAACCGTTCATTCAGGTTCATCAAGAGAGCCATTGTTCAACCACTCCATGCCATCCGACCAGCGTTTGGACCTGACGTCATTCTTACGAAGGCGCTCGACCTTCGCCTCTGCCTCCGGACTCCGAGGTACCTCCCGATGTAGCGTCCGAGCAGGCTCTTTCCTGTCCGAGCCTGCGCTCTCCGCATGGTCGGCCTTCGTATCGGATTTCGGCCTCTGGTCATCGCCTTTGCAAACGGCTTCGGCTTTCCCTTCACGTACGTGCGTCGGTATCTCGGACTGATGGTCCGACCTTTCGTCATGCCACCTCTCGTGCGCCGCCTCGGAACAGGCCGTTCAGAGGCTCTTCCGGATATCTGTCTCCCTCTCCTCAATCGCACCATGCTACTTCCTCCTACTCCGGCTTGCTCTCGGCTTCCTTCGAGGCTTCGCTCGCGTTCGGACCTTCTTGGCCTTGGCTTCCCGTTCCTTGCGAATCCTCTTCTCGTTCGCCTGCTGCTTTTTCAGAGCGACGTCATAGTGCTCGTTCACCGCCCGGATGGCAGCAGCCTCAGACAGGAACTGCTTGGTCTTGCCGCGCTTCATGCCGCCGATGCGAGCCGACCAGTATCCGCCACCGATCTGCTTAACAGTCCCGAGCGACTGCTTCCTGGCCTTCTTGTTCGCCAAGGTGTACCAGATTGAGTACCGGTCCGCCTTCGACAGATACTTCTTGCGAGCAGATCCCTGTCCTTTGATTTTGGCGAAGATGGCAGCCAGCTGCTTTTGCGAAAGTCTCCGCTTCTTAGCCATGCTTACGGCCCTCTGTCGTCTATCTTGTCATCGAGCTTCTGGACCTGAGTCTGAAGGACGGTCACCTTGTCCAACAGAGCCTCCAGCTTCAATGCGCTTTGTATTTCCGTCCTCTCCACCCCTCTCGCGTTCTCCTGCACCTGCTCTCTCAGCCGCTCAAGCACGGCAGAAGTGCGCTCCTGAGCTTCAGCCTTCCACCTCCATGTCAGGCCGAGGTTGGTGAGAAGTAAGACGAGAGCCGTGAGAAGCAGTGTGCCCCCGTACATCTTGATGTTCCTCAGCGTTGTGCGCACACGAGTCACAACACCGAGACCTTCGCACGAGACCACGGATACCTCCTCCAACTTTCCGTCTGCATGGCGAATCCGAGCTTCCGGCGGCCTACCGGTCGGATTCAACTGTGCGTCGTTATTGTTGTTCGGCACAGTTACCCCCTTACCAGTCTCGGAGTTCCCAACCATTCGCCGAGTAGCGTCACCGCTTCGTGGCACACACGACGGCCGCCAGAGTACGCATACGACTCGCTCAGCGGTCCGATACCTTCCGATTTGCTGACGACACCCTGCTGCCGCAGTTCCCAGTGCCTTTGCCGTCCTCCGATCCTAAGCAGGTACAAGGCCTGCTCACATGTTGCATCCTGGACGGCTTTCTCCATCCTCACGTATTCATAACCCGTCAGCGTGCTCACGAGCGATGCGACTGCCTGATCACCTTCGAGCTGGACCGGCAGCTTGAGTCGCTGAGCAGGATAATATCTTGTCCCTCTGAAGCGCAGTGTGTCGATATCACGAGTAGCTTGAAGAAGAGCACGCTCCTGCATGTCTACTGACGCCTCCGACCATGCTACCACATCCAGCACGGTCGTCATGTAGCTGTTGGCGCTGGACAGGGAGATGTAGCTGTTAGCCGTAGGACCGCCAAAACTGGAATCAATTGTCGGCATACTGCCTCCTTACGAGAACGCTCTCGTTATCCTGTCCCTCACCTCAATCGTACCGGCAGGTGTCGGTACGATGTAAATCTTGGTGTTACTTAGCTGGACACGAAAGTCGAACGAATAAATCCCTGCGTCCATGCTCTCCGTGTCCGACGGCACAAGGTACGCCTCCACCAAACCTCCGAGAGGACTGGTGATAACACACTGAACAGCGACGGAGGAGATTTTGGTAATGAGGGCATCATCATCAGAATCGTGGACCGACTTCTTCACCATGAACCTAACCAGAGCCTCAGTAAGGTTGATGGCAACACTGCTCGTGTCCGTCACCAATGCCCTGATGGTCTTGTCCGTACCTTTGACAACCAGAACGTCAGTCACCTTAATCCACCTCGTCTATGTGCAGAATCAGGTCCACGTCCGCTGCCAGCGGCATTCCACTGACCCCGTCTCTCTCGTCCACGGTGAGTATCAGCGTATCGACCATATCGACCTGTGGCCGATAACTTGTGTACGCCGCACTCACATACACCCCCACCTCCTCCACTCCGCTCTCAGCTACGAAGGAGGTATCAATCGCTACTGCAAGCACTCCAACCGCAACAACACGGTTCTCCAGGTACTCTGCCCCCATCCTGCTCCAGCTACGGACATCAATGCCGACTTCCTCAACAGCTCCGTCCGTACCATACTGGAGCGACCAGACAACGACCTGGACTCCGACCTCCTCTACGATGCTCCCCGCCATCGCCTGCTGGTCAGACGTGGCAACGTACGCTCCAGCCTCTTCTGTCGCACTGGAGGACATATACTGAGTGTCGGAGGTGAGTACCTGTACTCCGACTTCCTCGACGCGAGCTTCCAGCACACCGCTGAAGTCCCACGCCGCTACGTATACTCCGACTTCCTCGACACCAGCATCCGTCGTCGCGTAGCTGCTGGTCAGCGTTACCTCAACGCCCACCTCTTCCGTCGCGCTGTCGGTCGATGCCTGCGTGTCCGTCGTACTGACGGCAACGCCAACTTCCTCTGTCCGGTTCTCCACCGCGACTTCGGTGTACGCATCGGAGGCAGCAACGTAGACGCCAACTTCCTCTGTTCCTGCTGCTGTCCCGGCCTGCTGGTCGCTTGCTGCAACGTAGACTCCGACTTCCTCTGTGACCGCTTCGGACCGGTATGCCGTGTCCGCAACCAGTACAGCAACGCCGACCTCTTCAGTCCGGTCCTCCGTGAGAACGAAGCTCGCGGCCCCTACTACAGCAACACCGACCTCTTCCGCTACGTCCTGCGTCATCCATGCCGTGCTCGCTGCGATGACCTGGACGCCGACGTACTCGAAGAGGTCTTCCGAGTTAGTCCCTACCAGCGTGTCCACCGTGAATACGTAGACACCGACCTCTTCCGTCGCTGCTGCTGTTCCTGCCTGAACCGATGTCACGAGGACCGCGACACCGACCTCCTCTGTCGCCTCATCCACCCCTGCTACCGTGTCGCTCGTGAGGACCGCGACACCAACTTCCTCAGTCACGGCCTCCGGCGCCACAACAGTATCGGAGACTATGACCGCTACCCCCACCTCCTCGACCACATCCTCAGCGCCGGTCGCCACCAGAGAATCGGAGACGATGATATCGACACCGACTTCCTCGACTACATCCTCCTCAAATGCACCGGCTCCAGCAGTGAACTGGTCGGAGCACTCTACGTAGACCCCTACCTCCTCCACCACCTCATCGGCAGGAGTGTAGACGGTCGCTATGGCCTGGACGCCGACCTCTTCGGCAACCTCCTCGTGAATCCACTTGAACGACAGCGAGTAGTTGTCCAGGTGCAGCGAGCCTGCCCACCCATTGACGGTACCCTGAATACGGCTCTCACCTTCGGAGTAGGTCGCATCCTCCGTAGCCAGCACCAACTCGTCATCCCAGTACAGTTGCAGTCCGGAGCCTATCGTCTTGAACTCCGCATACTTGCTGTTACTCCGGTCGGTGCCATCACTGGCGAGCGTGGTGCCACCCCTGTAGATTTTACACTCAGTCATGTATGCTGAACCGGACGTGCCCCGATACAGGTAGTAGTATGCGTAATACCCACTCGCCGTCACCTGATGACGATTGTGAATGCGGACGTACTGGCGACGGATGCCTGTCGGGCCTTGGTGCGAAGCCCAGATTCTCTGCGAGTAATCCGTGTCCAGTCCGTGACCATCTACAACGTGCTCTCTTACCTTTATCACACCATTTTCGGTTGTAGACCCGGCAATGATTTTCAGGCGGTTGTCGTCAATCTCGAAGTCCGTGGCTCCGGTTCCGTCGGGGTCTTCTTCCCACGTGTGCAGGCCGTCGCTCATGCTTCCTACCGCACCGCTATCTCCACGGTCGAAGTCGTCCGTGCAGACGTTTGCATGAGGAGGCCAGCCGAACCCGTGCGTGTGAACTCCAACTTCCTCTGTGACATCCTCAGCGAGCGCTCTCCACGCCTCAGCAAGCTCCGCAACACCAACCTCTTCCGTGACCGCATCGGAAGCGTAGAGCGTTGAGGCCGCAAGTATCTCTACCCCCGCCTCCTCTACGACCGGCTCCAGCGCGAGGTCGAGGACGACATCATCAACGAATATCGTCTCGCTCTCCGTGACGTAAACCCCCACCTCCTCTACACGGTCCTCTTCCATCGCTCCACCGGCTTCGGTGAAGCTATCGGAGCAGGCCGTGTAGACACCGACCTCTACGAGGAGCGTAGGTTCGGGGTCACTCGCGGCGACTTCGACTCCAACCTCTACGGCTACGTTCTCGGAGTATGGTCCATGCTCTGCGACGGAGACCTCGACGCCGACTTCCATCTCTATCGGTTCGAGAAGCTCGTCCAGGTAGTAGTTGTCGGCCTTGCTACTACCGGAGAACGTCCCATTCTTACCTCCAATGCCGGTGCATCCCTCAGAGTAGGTGGCATCAGTGGTCTGCGTCATCAACTCACCGTCCCAGAATGCTTGGAGCTTAGTGCCCCACACCCGGAACTCACAGTTCTTATTGCAATCCCTATTAGAGCCGTCATTGGAGAGTGTGGTTCCACCCCGCTTTATGGCGATGTCGGTGAGGTATGGATCGCCAGTACTGCGGTCCTGCCGAACCTCGACATGGTATCCTACCGGCGTGTCAGTATTTCCATCGCCCTGGTCACGAGCGATGATTCTGTTCCGATTGGTCTTGTAAGCAGTTCCGCTGTGGTAGCAGACACACCCCTGCCTGTAGCTTCTGTCCAGTCCGTGTCCATTTGCTACGTGTTCGTGAATGCGGACTGTGCCGTATACCGTAATGCTTGCAGAGTAGCCAAAGATAATCCGAGAGCCGTCAACAGACACATAGCTCCCGTGGTAGACCTCATCCCACGAGTGGAGACCATCGCTCATCGTTCCCGGTTCTCCACTACGGTTGAAGTCGTCACTGGCCTGATTCCAGTGCGGAGGCCAGCCGTAGGCAGGAGTGTCAACCCCAACGGAGATGAGCGCTGTAGGCTCAGGGTCTGAAGCGAGAGCCTGGACACCAACTTCTACGTAGAGACGCTCCGGAGTCATCTGGTCAGTGCAGGAAACTTCGACACCGACCTCCGAGACTTGCGGCTCCAGCACCCCATCCAAGAAGTAGGAAGCAAGCGTCATTCGGCGCGTGTTCCAACCCTTGTCGAGAGCTACTCCTGTCTGGCCTTCCGTGTGTGTAGCATCCGTGGTGTCAAGGAGAACCTCTCCGTTGTAGAGCGCGGTGAGGCTTGTGCCTCTTACCCTGAACTCCAGCTTGTCGGAGCCAGTGGTGACTGTGACACCAGGAGATGAAACAGAATCCAACTCCGTAGTGCCACGGTAAATATACACATTGATTAGAGCGAATCCGGCGCCCTTCTGATACGCAAAACGAGCAGTGTAGCCAACATCAGGAAGGCTGTTCTGTGTGCGATTTCCGTCCCACCTGGACATGAAGTCGAAGCGGCTCGTATCGGAGGGGTCGTAGGCAGGAGTGCCGAGAATGCCTCCGTGCCGGTAGTCTACATCAAGCCCGTGTCCTGCCGACTGGTGCTCGTGAATCCTAACCGTACCTGTTGCCCAGTAGCTTGCTGTCTGCACGGCTTCCAAAGTGTTGCTGTAAATGTTTATCCTATTGGCGTCACACACCTCGTCCCAGGTGTGCAATCCATCACTGGCCGTTCCTACAGTACTGCTGTCCTCGCGGTCAAAGGAGTCGATGACTTCGTTCCAGTGCTTCGGCCAGCCGAATCCCGGCTCCTCGACACCGACTTCCACTACAACATCGTCTGAGAAAGCCTTCCACGCTGCTGCCACAGCCTGGACACCGACCTCTACTACAACGTCATCCTCGTATGTCTCACCGGCACCCGTATCATCGGTCTCTCCGATGTAGACGCCGACCTCTTCCGTGACATCCTCACTCCACACAGAAGTCAGCGAATCGGAGACGATGATAGCAGCGCCAACCTCCTCCGTGACGCTGTTCGACATGAACTGCGTGTCGGACGTAGCCTCGTAAGACCCTACCTCTTCGGTCCTGTTCTCGAACGATGCCTGCGTATCGGAGACGACCTCTTCCGAGCCGACCTCCTCAACGACATCATCCTCATACGTCTGCGCCCCTGCCTCATAGTACACGGTGATGGTCGCATGGTCCACAAAGCGCGTGTAGCTCGCGCCGCTCTGTGTTCCAGGCCGCAGACGGCAACCGAAGCTGCTATTGCCCTTGATGTCACTGAGGTTCCAGGTGGTGTTCCAGAGGGAGTCGGCAGCGCCGAAGTCAATGAGAGGAGTGTCAGAAGTGTCAAGGTCGGCTGTAGCGGACTCGTCACCCGCCTGAGTGGAACCGTCCTTGGTAAGTCCTACGGCAAGGTCACGGCGAGCAGCATTGTTTCCTTCGCCGTATCCTTCGATGCTAACCACGATGCCAGTGATGACGGAGCCGTCCGGGATGCCGGAGAAGTCATAGCCTGTGGCAGCCATGATGTCCGTATTGTTGTCCGCTTCGGCGTAGTTATCACCGGAGGAGTAGACATACGACGGATTCGTCCACGTCCCCGCGATTACCGCTGAAGCGGTCGGACTTTGTGGTCCTTCGCTCGCCATTAGAAGGCTACCTTCACCTGAGCGTATCCGTCACATGAGAACGTGCCGCTGAAAGCATCCCACATCGTCACGTTATGCCACGTGTCCGCTTCGCAGTTTGCTTCCGTGGTTCCTGTCTTGTACTGCACACTGCTCGGAGCAATGCCGTGTCCGTACTTGTTGAGCCTCACTCGCGCCGTTCCTGCCCCGAGGTCCACCACAGGAGACGTTGCATATTCTCCGCTGCTCAGAGCGATTGACTCTCCATCTCCAGAGCCGACGATGGAAGCCGTTCCACTCCAAGTCGAAAGGTCGGCAGTATTCTCCTCCAGCACGCTCGTATCGTGACCCCAAGCCACGGAGCCTGCCAATGAGTCGTGCAGGTCGTGGTACTTGGTGACGCCAGAGATTGAGCGCCCCGATGTGCCCGAGTTGTAGCTAATCGGGGCGAGATGGTATCTATAGCTGCGGTCGGTGCCCAACGTAATGCTGGCAGTATTCAGTAGATTCGTGAAGCGCGGGTCTGTCTCGCTATAGAGTTTCCATGTAATAGTCGTGCCGTTCTTGTCGATTTTGTGGTCATAGGTTGTGCCGAAACCACCCGCGCCAACAGTATACGAATCGCTGTCGGCTCCCTCTTCTTCTCGGATACGCATGTACGCATTGCTCTCTGCCGCAGACTGCCAGTTGAGATGGATACACTGGCTGTTGTTCGTGTCCCAATAATAAACGTCCTCGACAACATTGGACACAGCGTACAGCGAACCAGAACTGAGGTAATCGTAGTTGTCTATCTGGGTGCGGAGGTCATGTGCAGCCGCCCCCGTAAAGTCGGTGAAGTGCCCGACGCCGAAGTCTCGGTGGAAGTAGTCATCAACGGTTTGCCCCATGCTTGTGATGGTAATCGTGTCGGTAGAGGCGGAGAGGTCGTCTCCCCCGTCCACCTTGGTGTAGTCGTTCTCGAAATCTTGATAGGGGTCAGGAGCGCTCGTCAGGTCGGAAGTACCCGCGATGACATCGTTACTGTCGAGCGCTGATAGCGCCTGCGCATCCAGAGACGCCAAGACCTCGGGCTTGTGAATCCGATACCATGTTTCTTCAATCTCGGCATCGGGCTTTATTATCGGGAGTCTCCTCCGCACGGCGGCAAGCATCTGCCCGACAACCTCAAGCTGCGGATTCCAGCGGGTCAGTTGCTCCGCGCGAAACTCGGCCAGCAAGAGCTTCTTGTCGATGACCATCTGGCCCCGGACGTTGTGTTCAAGCCGTAGCTTCTCCAGCAGGCCGACTAAGGCCCGCGCCTTGTCCATGTCGGAGAGAGAGTCATAGCTGGTGCCGAGGCCGAGGGCCACAGTCAGCGCGTCGGTGTCAACGGTGATGTTGGACCTATCAACCGCCATCGCTCAACCCTATCCGGCTCTTACGGACCTAACTCCGCTTCCTTCGCTGCCAACTGCTCTGCCTTCACCCTGTCAACGTCATGCTTGACCTGGAGTCGCACAAACTGGTCCAAGCTCGCGGTCTTATCCAGGTCTGCGTCCAAGCGCAGACCAAGCGTGGAGACCTTGGTGAGGGTGGCAGTGATGGAGGACGAGTTGGTCTTCTGCATCTCAAAGGTAAAGTTGGCGATGGACTGCTTGATGGAAAGAGCAGTCTGGGCGGCTTTCTCCTCAGAGTACGCAGATGATATCCTTGTCCGACATAATGTCCGTGTGTACGTTACCATCGCACGTCAACCTTACAAAGCGCCACGATGCTCCAACCCTCGCGTCGTCGTCGGCAGGCCAGGAGGTCCAGGTCCAGGCACCTTCTGGCCCGCCGTCGAACTGTCCATCTGGTTCGTAGAGCAGATGTTTGTACTGGTCACTCTGCTCCACCTCGTCAGGCTCAGGTTCGGGGTCATCTACGTGCGCGTAGTACCTTGTCTCCATCTCAACGAGAGGCACAAGATACAGATGCGTTTCCACGGCCATGACTCACCTCCGCTATTATGCGGATTCCCTCAACCTGATGGTCATGGTGACGTTCAGGTAGTCACCGTCCGTCACCGTCCTGGTCGTACTCAGAGCAGCCGAGGCAATCAACCATCCTGTCCCGTCATCCGACTGCACGGTCGTCAGGAACAGGTTGTCAACTCCAGGCCAGTCACCACCGGAGGCATTGAACGTGCACACCTTGGTGACCATTTCGTAATCGGAGGTGCCGCCGTCCTGCTGCACGGTCCAATCATCTGCCGCCTTGACATGGAGCCGCAGATAGTTGTTCCCTGTCGGCTCCGTCGTAACGCTGGTGATAGTGTCGGCCTCAGTCAATGAGGCTCTGTCATCCAGCCCCAGATACAATGTACTCGGCAAGGTCGTATTGCCAGAGAGAATCTGGCAGAACAACGCCTCACCTTCATCATGCAAGATGTTGTGAACATCTTCCTGATGCAGCAGCTCTCCCGCTCTTGACCAGTGCTCGACATGCCACCGAGTGTGCAGACCGAGCTGCGTGTGAGCCGGACGAACCACCTTGTCGCCACTCATGCTCTACTTCCTCCTTCTTCCTCGTCCCGTCTTCCTGGTCTTGGAGCAGCCTCCACGTCCTCTGTTGGCTCTCACTCCTCGACCACTACCGTCTCGCTTCGGAACGCCTTTTTTCGCCACTTCCAATTCCCCTTATCACCAGTATGCAATCATCATCTCTCCTGTACCGGACGCCGCGAGCCACAATGGTCGCGTCCAACAATCGCTCATACAGGAGAGCGTGGCTCAGCTTCGCACAGCACGCTACCGGCGTCCCCTCCGTCACCTCAAGAGCCTTGCGGACCACCTCGACAATCAACGAAACAACCTGCTCCTTGGTGACCGTCTGGTTCGGACCGAGTATGAATGCTGGTTCTCCTTCGTTCTCCAACCCTCCTATCACGTGGAATGCTCCGTGCTTCCTGGAGCACTCGTGCTGCCAACACAACGGTAGCAAGCTCCTATCAATGGCCCTCACTTCAGCCACGGCCTTCACGCCGTTGATTTCTGCTGTCACGCGAATAGGAGTCACAACGCTTCCCGTCTCCTTACAGCACGTAGCCGCTCATGTTGGCGATGGCGGCTCCGCTGCTTGTCACGGTCAGCGATGGCGTTGTGTTCTGCGTCATGGCCATCGGAGGACTGAAAACGACGTCGAAGATCCCTACCGGCAGGATCATCTGCCACTTCAACGTCGCTCCGTCCTTCAGCAGAGCCACCTTACCGGCTACGCTCGTGTAGCCTGAAATCTGCGTGATGTGGTGCTCCCTCGTAGCAACCGCTGCTTGGCTGATGGCAATGGTAGACGTGGCCGAGCCGGTCACGGTCCAGTTATCTTCCATCAGCCCGTTAGCGAGCGCTACACCGTTTTCGTCTCGGACAGAAACTCCCATTCCATCAACCTCCTCTTCAACGACCTTTCTTTCTCCTGGTCGACTTCCATTCGGTCAACCTGCGCTGGAGCAGCTCTAATCGGTCCGAAATGGTGTATCCAAACTCTCGAGCCTCTTCCTCTCCCATCTTCTTGTCGGCGGCCAAAGCACAGGATACGTAAGACTCAACAACCTCCGAAGGAACCAACCCGGCAAGCTTGCGTCGAAACGCAGGACTCATCTGCTCAGGCCTCGTATAGCTGGATATGCTATCGGAGCCTGCTCCGTTGTGGTCGATTGGAATCCCGACCATCTTACTCTCATCAATAAGGATGTTGAAGCCGTGTCGGTCCGAGTTGCCAATGATGAAGTCGAAGGCCTGGATGTCATTCCAATTCTTCAACTCCCTCTTGTCTCTGTTAGGAACGGCTGCAATTGGCGGCTCGTCCACCCACTGCATCACGATGCCATCGTCGCCTTGGACGTTCATCGGCTCGACCGTAGGCATCGGAAGGCCAAGCTCGGTCCCAAGCTCGTACGCGAACAACTCCATGTCCACGTTCTGACTTACGATGACCACCTCGCGTTGTATATGACCACGAGCTTCTGCGGGCTTAAAGACAACCTTGTGGATTTTTTCTCCGTCCGAAAGGTCCACAGTAAATGTCCGAGACACGCCTGAGTTAAGTCGTTCGACCAAGAGCACATCCATCGAAGCGTAGTCTTTCGGACCGCCTACCTTCTTGTACCCTCTGACCGTGACTCGCGGAAGCTCCTTCGCTCCTTCCTGCTTCAACAGCGACTGGTGAAGCTCTTCCGCAGATTTCGGAGCTTCCGCTTTCGTTCCCCCAGATTTGCCTCCTCCTGCTCGCTTCTTGTCCTTGTAGACAGTCGCAAACAGAAAGGCCAGCTGCTTTCTGGTGAGCTTACTCACACCTCAACGCCTTTGTCTTTTTCGCCGAGAGCCTCTCCGAGATCCCCGCTCCTTCTCGTACTGGCGGATCTCCTTCTGAAGGAGTGGCAAAGCCTCTCCAACCCATTCTCCGGCTATTGTACTGCTCGTTCCTTCCGCCCACTCAGCAGCGTACTCTATTCGCTTCACTGTATCATCAACATCCAGCGCCAACACGCGCTTCCTGAATTCCGGAGTCAACCTGTTCACCGAGTACCTTTTGGGAGTCCTCCAGCCACACGAGTTGTGGTCAATCGGAACCACCATCTTCTGCGACACGTCGACCAGATAGTTGCCATCATGCCGGTCCGTGTTTCCGATGATAAAGTCAAATGCCCTCATGTCGTCGTAATTCTTCAGGCCAACCAACTCGTCATAGCTGCAATCCTCCGCAGCAGGCAGGTCTACCCACTGCATGGCGATTCCTGGCCTGTCCTTTCCTGACACCCTAAGCGCTTTTTCTTCTGTGGCAGGAATCGGAAGACCAAGCTTAGTACCGATTTCGTATGCGAATAACTCCAGGTCCGTATCCTGGCTTATCCCCAACTCCGAGTTATCCTTTGGCTTGAACAGCACCTTATGAATACGCTCTCCGTCGGAAAGCCGCGTTACGTAAGTTTCGCTCACACCAGAATTCAAAGACTTGGCCCGGCCGACCTTCTGCATAGAGCCGTAACCTTTTGATCCTCCGGCATCTTTGTAACTCTTGAACGAAACCTCCTTCAGCTTAGAAGCAGGCCCGGCATCCGGAGTCGCCGAACCTCGCCGTGCTCTCGCGCCTCTCCTCGACCTTCTTTCGGAGGCCATGCGAGCAAACATGGCAGCCAGCTGCTTCTTACTAAGAGGTCGCCTACTCATACCTCGACGCCCTCAACACCATGCCATCGAAGATTTGACACATGCGCCGAAGAAACTCCTCCTTGTCGGACTTCGCCGAGATCGCTTTACCTCCCAGGACGTACTTCTCATTCAACACGTGCCGAACCAACTTGGCATCGCCTGTTCCAACAACGCGTCCATTGCGGAAGAAGAACGTGGCAGCAAGCACCTGGGGATCCGAATGATCCGGATCGATACGGTAGAGTTTCACCCGCTTCATGTCAAACCTTTCCGGAGCGTTTAGCCGGTCTTAACCAGCCGTCCACTCCCATCTGGTCGGATTCGCAAAGACCATCAGCGAGTTTCCGTTGCCGTCCATCAACACGGTATTGGCCGTCGCATCGTAGCTCGCTCGAATGCTGGAGATTTCCGAGTCGGCTCCGTTGATGGCTCCCTTCAGAATATCGGCGCTGGAGTTGATCTTGAACGGCAGACCTATCTCGTTGAGATGGCCGATCTGGACTTGGTCAGACGCCGTCGACGTTCCGCTCGCAATTGACCCTACCACGGTGACCGTAGTCAGTCGCGAGTACGCATACGACGAATACAGCGTGCCTGCTCCTGATGCGACCGTCATGATGACGGTCTCACTCAGAGCCGAGCCGTTGATGTCAAGACCGGTCAGGTTGAACGTCCATGTACCGGCTGCATCCCCGTCCGCATCCGTGTCCGAGTAGTTGAACTGGAGCTTCCTCGGAATGTCCGGCTGAGCCATCGAGTCCATCACACCGTTCGTGGTCCCATCATCCACCGCCGTTGTGCTGATGGCGCTGGTGGAATCGGCGGTCATCTTCGGCACCGAGTAGACCAGCGTACGGCTTAGCAAGTCATCAACATACTCTCCGAGAAAGAACGCATACGGAGAGGGAACAAGCTCGTCCAGGTAGGATTTCTGTCGCGCAGAAAGAACCAATGGTTACTCCTTTTTCTTCTTTGCGGATTTGGCCTTGGTCGCCGCCGGAGCCTCAGAATCGGCCACGGACTCGTCTTTCGGAGCCTCGTCGCCCCCTGCGGCCTTCCCGGCGGCTACTTCCGCCGCTTTTGGCTTCGCCTTGGCCATCATATTGGCCACCAGTACCTCCAGGCGCTCCAGCCGTTCATCAATGTCGGCCACGACGTCACCAAGAGGGAAGGCAAACGGAGACGGAACAAGACTATTGAGCGTTTGCCTCTGAGCGTCGTTCATCACATTTCTTCCGGGCATGCTGTTAACTCCTACTCACCTTCCTCCGAGCCAGCCTCTTGACGATGCTGTCTCGAGCCTGCCTCAACTCCTCAGTCCACCGTTCCAGGACGTGAGCCTGAACAGGGTGAGAGTTTACATTGACGCCGGACATCTCGTAGATAACGGCATCAAGCCGTTCAATCTCGGCATCAGTAACCTTGACCGCCTTCCGCGCTACAGCACTCACTGAACATCTCCTTCCTGAGCCTCAAACCCCTATGCAAGAGAAGGAGGAGCCGGACGCCGAAACATCCAGGCTCCTCCTCTCTTTGCTGTCCCCTTATAGGCGGTAGCTCCAACCTCAGCGGCTCGTGTTAACCACTGTAGGCCTTAGCCATTCCTGCCTCGTTCCGAACCTCAACGGTGTACTCACCGATGATCATGCCCTTCTCGGAGTCACCGGTCCGGCTGACAGGCACGTACCGGAAAGACCGATTCCTCAGAGGCAGGACACGAATCCTCTGCGAGCTGGTGATGATGAGACTGTTGGCCCGCATCCAGCGGTTCAAGACGACGGTCTGAAGACCGAAGGTGGACTCGTACTCCGTCACACGGTTCTTGAATCGCTCTTCGGCGTTCGTCACCCTCGTCCTGGTGCTGTTCCAGGAGTCGATGGTCCGCTTGAAGTTCTTGTCGCAGATGATCAGGTCGACATCCGTGCCGCCGTAATCCCATGCGGCCTGGATCACGTTGGCAAGCCAGGACTCCGTCAGCGTCGGACCGATGGACTGGTTGTTCGTGGTCACGAAGTCCCACAGTCCTTTCATGGTCCGGTACGCCGTCGCCGAACCGAGTGTGTTGCCACTCAGCTTGCCACGGAGCAGAGCGCGCTCAAGATCCCGCAATGACTCGCGAGTCTTCTTCGCACGCTGATAATCCATCTCGGAGCCGACGCCTCCAAGCTGCCGCACCGCTTCCATCGTTCCGGACACGATGATGTCCTTCTTGATGATCTGCGTGTAATTCGACAGCCGGACGCGGGGACGAGACGTATCCTGGTTGACGTCGGCGCCTTCCAGTGCAGCATCGGACACCACGTAGAACGAGTATCCAGGAGCATAACTGGTTGCCGCCGTGCCTCCCTGCGCTCTGGCGACGGTGATGTAGTTACCGCTCACGGCGGTAACCTGCAACACCTCAGAGCCGTCACTGTTCTCAATGTAGGCACCGGTCTGCATGTACGCCGCCAGTCCACCCGCAATTTCGATGGAGCTTGCCGCAGTGGTGCTATGACTCAGAGTCGAGCTGACCAGGGTGTTCGGAGCCAAGTCATCCTCAAGCCATTCGTGAAGCACGTTCTGCGCTTCGTTCACGGCCTGCGGAAGAGCGTTGAGCAGTGGCGTCTCGTACGGAGCAATCATCGAGATGATGTCACTCACGTCCTCCGCCACACCGTCGAACACACCCGAGTCGTAGATAGCTCGGCCAGTAAACGCCATCCTTCACTCCTTCTGATTCTCTTCGCTGTCCCTCTCCGTGGCTTACGGAGCTGCACCGCTTTCCGCAGCTTCCAGTGCTCGCTTGGCGGCTGAGTACGCAGTCACAGCCTCGTCAGTGCCCGATGCATCCGCTGCCGCCTTCGCCGCATCCACCTTCTGGCGCAAGTCGGCAACCTGTCCTGCACGTTCACCTCCGACACTCCGACCGGACCCTCCACCTCCGCCTGCGGCAGGTGGCAGCAAGAACGCATACTTGGTGCTCAGTGCTTCACCCACGCCTTCTTCCGGAGTGAAGACAACACCTTCGTCGTTCTCGTATCGCCACACATTCTCATCTTCGTCGTAGAAGAGACCATCTTCCACGAGACGCAGTGCCGCCTCGACATCAATGCAGCGATGCTTGCTCAAGGCGTCTGCAAGCACCCTCCGGCCTTCCGTCAACATCCGTTGTCTATCAGCCTCCTGCCGAGCTTCCTCGGCAGCGGACGCCCTCTGGTTGGCCGCGTCGATTTGCTGCTGCATCTTCTTCAGCCTGTACTGCGTCTGCTTCAAAGAAGCCGCCATCCGACGCTCACCCTCCGTCGATGCCCCCTCCACATCAACATCATCCATGTCATCGTAGTCGACATCATCTTCGCCTCGGAAACCGTCGTCGTCTTCGTCAAGGTCAACTTCACCTCGCTCGATGGCGTCTACGAAATCCTCAGCGCTCTCGAATCCCTGGCTCTGAGCCAGACCTTCGATAATGCCGTCGACGTAACCGGTGACATCTTCCATGCCTGTTTCGATGGCGCCAAACCTCTTACCGAGATTCTGCTCCATCGCCCGGATGAGTTTCTTCTGACGGCTGTCAAGAATGTTGACGACTTTCTGGAGGTCAGGAGACAGACCTGCCGACGATCCTCCGTCGTCATCGCCTCCGCCCCCGACGTCGTCCTCTGAAAAGCCAATGCCGCTCATGTACCTCCACGGCGAGAACAGCAATTTCCAGTAAAGCATTCCAACCACTCCTATCCGGCCTTTGCAGGCTCGTACCCTCATTCAGAGGTAGGTACTACTTGATTCCCTCAGCCTGTATCCTTCATGGCAGCGGCGTCGTGCCTGAAGCTGAGTCTCCAGACCGCTAACCGCCAAAGCCTCCGCCGAAGCCGAAGCCTGTCTGTGGCGGGACGTCTTCTTCCGTGTCGATTTCGTGCTCGACCTTCGCTCGGATATCGTCGGGCGACTTCGACAGGAATTTCATCGCTACCTTCTTCTCCATTTCTCGTTTCGCAGTATCGCTACGCATACCCTCCTTGAACTCTTGCAACAGTGCGAGGTCGTCCAGCAAGTTTTCCACACCGAACTGCTCCGGATAGTCGATCTCTCCGGTGAACTTCTTATCCCTACCATTCGAAGACATCCACATGCCAATGAGCCTGTGAACCTTCTTCTCAGCGTCCTCCAGGTCGTTCGCATCGGATGCGAGCATCTGGTTCGTCTCATTGAACTCGTACGACCATGCGATCCCCGACTGGACCTGACGGACGCGCTCGTAACCAGCCAGACCTCCGAGTCCGGCTATCCTGTAAATCTGGTCAACCGCTCGACCGATGTGCTCCTCAAGTGCTGCCATCGGCTCTCCCGGCGCCGTGAGGTACGCAGGAGGATGCACCGCCTGCGGATCGTACTCAAGGATGTTGTAATGCGAAAGCTTGATTTCGTCCGAGTCGCCCCCTGGTTGCCTTGGCATGGTCAAGATGTTCAGACAGCGGTTGTACGCCTCTTCATCGATGAGGCTGGACCATGCCATAATGCCGAGGTTGATTCTCGCTATGTCTCTGATGTAGCTTAGCCCCCACGGAGCGTTCGTCCTCTTCGACTTGACATGCCGAACCAGGACGACTGGCACTTCGCCAAGTGGATTCGGCCCCCTGCCGACCTCCTCCGCACTGCGCGGCTTCATGGCAAACTCGTCCTTCGTCGGCGTTCGGCCAGCGGAAGTCCTAATGCTCTCCCGTCGGAATACTACCTTGTGCAGATACCACATGTCGCGCGTCCACGTCCGGTAGTACACCGTCTGGTCAGGACTGCGCTTCTGCATCGCATCCCACTCATCGCCTAAGTCTTCGACGTACCGAATCCATCGGAGAGAGCCTTTCTCATCGAAGCTCCAGGCTCGCATCGCGACCGGGTCAATTTCGGTCAGGTACGGACGGATGCCTTGCTGCCGACGCTCCAACTCATTCCGGACCTCGCCTCTCGGCATGTCCACCAAGATCCCCATGTAGCCGAACACTCGCACATAACGGTCAACCGACCACATGAACTGGTTGAGGCTGTTGCCGTCTTGGTCGGCATCGTTGTAAATGCCGTCGATGACATCCTGCGGAACTCCGCCTTCCCACTTCGGATCGCGCTTGATGTCAGCCCGGTACAGAAAGGCGGACATCATGTCGATGACCATCGCACAGTAATTGTAGTAGTACGACCTGTCTCTCCGTCTGGTATAGCTGACGTTGTCCTCTCGTTCATGCTTCTTCAAGAACTCCCGGATCGACCGTCCGCCTTCATAGCAAGTCAGGTACATCAACCATGTCTTCGCGTAGTCAGCATGGATGGGATGTACTGCTGTTATGATGTCAGACAGATTCTGCGCTGCGGTGACCATGTACCATGCTCGCTTTCAGTCGCCTCTAAGCATTCACGAAGCTCGCCTTGGACATTCGCACCTTGCCGGTCAGCCCCTTCTTCCAGCTTCTCAGCATGTACCGTGCAGCATCCATAGCATGGTCGTTCAGCTTCAGCGGCGGTTTCTCCTTGGAAGGTTTCCCTTCGTCCGTCTCCTGCCACCTGTACGACTTGAACTCACGGATCGTGTTCCTCAAGTGCCGCATCACGATTAGACCCGGCTTTTTCGTCATCGGATTGACTCTGAGGAACTCCTTGACATCATTAATGCCGTTCAGCACGTCCTTATCAGCGGCGAACGTCGGAATCCGCTGCGCTGACAACTCTGCTCTGTCCTGTCTATCCCAATCAGCCCACATCAACTCGCCGGATTGGTAATCGCTCGATGCCTTGATGGTCTCCGCGTGGTCCTTGATGAGCTTGAGCTGTTCCTCATAATACTCGTAGTAAAACACAATGGTGCCATCCGGAGCAACCGCCCCCTTCAGGCACACAAACGGATGGCCAGGACTTGCACCGAAGTCGATAGCTCCAAGCCGCTGCCAGTTTTTCGGAATGACGTGCTTCTTGATCGGATCGAACGGATAGGCCTTGTACAGCTGATCCCAGTCCCATACGTTCTCGTTCTCGTTGAACTCCTCACCGTACACCAACAGCACGTCGGACGGCTTCGTACAATTCCACTCGCTCTCCCACGCATCATCACTGAGAACGACGGCCTTGTTAATGAAGTCGTCAATGGCATAGTAGCCTTCCGACTTGTGCGCGTCTCCCTGGCACCGCTCGTACGCAGGACAGTCTCCGTACCGAGGATCGCCTTTGCACTTCCGCGTGCACTTCCTGACCATCTCCCTCCAGCACCACGGATATACGGCAATGCCAAGGTCTTCCGCTTCGTCCAGGAGCCGCTGCATCGTACCGACACCGAACTTCCTGGTGCTGGTGAACACGTCCTGAGCCTTCACTTCTCCCCGGCTCACGGTCATGCTCAATCCGGTTTGCAGCGTCGTCCAATCGATTAGCTCGACCTCATCAATCCTTGACTTCTGAGGATGCGGTGACGACAGACCTTTCACCGTACCAGTCAGAATCTCAAGGCTGCTCCCTCCGGACGACTGCGTTGCTCCAAGCGTGCATTTCGGAAAGTACTTCTGGAACCGCCGCATGAAGACGAAGCTGCGAACGTACTGGTAGCACCTGTTCGCCTGAGCCAGCGTAGCTCCAGCATGCGTTGTCTCACACCCCTCCTTGAACAGCATGTCGCAGAAGTTGACGATGGCAAGATTGAGCGTCTTGCCCCCCGTCCGGTTTGCAAATCCGATGGCCTTGCTTACTCTCTCAAAGTACAAGTCGCTCACGAACTGGAACGGAGCCACATGTCCGGAGCACACGGCCTTCTTCGGCACCGTGAATCCCAGGCAGTGCCGGATGAACTCGTCAAGCTCAAAGTCGTCCTTCGGCGGATGCTTGATGTACCACTCGGCGTATCTGTCCGCCAGCTGGTCCCTCAACTCCGCCTTCGTCCATCTTCGTTTGCGAGAAGCAATGGTCACTCTTCAAGCTCCGCAGCAGCCTGTCTCAATTCGGTGATGGATAGCTCTTCGGTAGACTTTACAATTGATCCCTCCTTGCCTTCCATCAGCCTCATCATGCTGAGAGCGTCCTTCAGCACTGCCAAGGCCTCCGAAGTGCTCCTTGACCTCAATCCGCTCGTTCGGCTTACCCCCTCTCGGTCCTCGCCGAGCAAGTCGCTCATGGTCTTGTTCCAAACCAACTGGAGGTCTCGCATGCGAGAAGCGTCATCCTGAGCCAGCGCTCGAACCACGGTCGCTTCCGTCTCTCGACGCCCGCTCTGCTCCTCGATGATGCTACGAGACACGCCGGTGAGCTTCTTGAGAACACGTTTCTTCTTTGGCTTGGACTTGGTGGAGGGTCGCTTCTTCCTGCGGAGTGATTTTCGTTCAGGCATGTTCATCGAGGCGGTTACGACCGAGACCTTCTTAAGCAGCTTGTCCCAGCCGTGGTACGGACATGCATACGGACACTCAAAGTCGGCATCCGACCACTTCACAACCGTGTTGCGGTGAATGCCGAGAGCCTTGGCGACCGATTGCAGGGAACGCGTTTCGCGGTATTGCAAAAACGCCTTCTTATGCATGTCTTGTTGGTACATCAGTCTGCCTCTCCGCAGAAGAACGATAACGCGGAGAGGTAGTATAGGGATGTCGGATTTTTCTGTAAGGATGGTGTCAAGGCAGGAAGAGACGAGAAGAGAGGCCAGAAGGAAGGCTCGCAGCCTCCCCACCACCTCTCTTCTCGTGTCGTCGCGTGGCAGCGTGGACTACTCGGAACCGGTCTTTTTCACTGGTTGTGCCGTGTGGATCCCTGCTTCAATTAAACGTTACGAACGTACCGGCGCGGACGACGGCCTGTGATGCGGCCTTCAGGAAATCCGGCCAGCTCACCTTCGCCGAGTCGCCTCAGCACAGCACGAGCACGACGACGACCACCAACGGTCCTCGCTCGACGCCGACGCTCTGCGGCTCCGCGCTCTTCTCGAGCCCTGTTCTCATGGTTGATCATTCGGAAGCTCCTTCCAGGCTACCAGGATTAGGTCCGCCAGTCAACTTAGATTACCAGGAACCTTCTCCTGGCCCTCTCCTCCGGAGTTGTTCCGAACGCTGCTCTTCGAGCGCGGTTGATTCGGCGCGTTCTTGCTCCACGACGAGCAGCAGCTCTTCGCCTATTCGCCGCCCTCTCTTCAGGCGTTCTGTCCGAATCGTGATTAATCACGTCGATGCTCCTCTTCTCGCGGCAGATGAAGCTCTCGCCTCAGCTTGGAGTCTCGCCTTACGGATACGACCGCATCGAGGCCCTTCCCATAGACGGTGACCTGTTGCATCACGGCAGGCCACATGAGTAGTTGCATTCCGGTTCCGATACCGCCACGCTCTTACTCGCCCGCTCCTTGCCTCGTACAGCTTGAGCCTCTCTGTCTCCGGCCTTCCGGTCGAGTCTGCCGGTCGGCCTCAACCAACCCCGCTCCAGCGTCCATACCAGAGCGTCCTCGATGCTCCAATGTACTATGGTGATGGCGGCTTACTGTGCACAGGAATCCTGACCACGCTCCAATCCTTCGCGCGTGAGGCGCAGGAGGGGTGAGCGTAGGAGAGCAGGCCTGCTGGTGTCGGCACGGCCTTGACCGGCACCAACCGGTCATGCTTCTCCCACCTCAAGCACACGCAACAGCAGCAGTCACGCATCCGGTCAATCCGACGACGTTTCACCGCTATGCCTCTGAAGGTGAGGACCAGGGTACACCAGACTGTCCAGGCGCATCTGCACGGAGAAGCGCAGAACCACGACTCCGACAGGCTCGATGGACTCGACCATCTGCTGCGCCTCCCGCTCATTGAAGAAGATACCTTTGACAGTACCTTCGTCCGGATAATCCGACACGACCATGTAGACATTCATCACTCGTACTCCTCAGCCCACTCATCCAACGCTCCGGTCGATGGCGACAGCAGCGGAATGTGACCGTACTTCCACGACAGAGCTTCCTTCCGAGCCGCTGCCTTCGGCCACCCCCTTATCTCGTACAGGTACAGGAAGATGACCATGCCAGTCCGGTCGGAGCCACTGCGACAATGCACCAGCATCGTGTCCTCATCGTGGAGCCTGAGCACCTCCAACACTTCCTCAACTTCGGCATCGGTCGGCCTGCGTCCAGCGCTCAGCGGCACTCCCACCACCTCCGTTCCGAACACACCAGCGGTCGCCACCTCCAGGTCGTACTCCTTCTGGCCGGGGTGAGATCCGCGAGCGTTCAGAATCACGTCCACGTCATGGTCGTAGAGGAAGTCGTACAGCCAGTCCGATTCCGGCTGAGCACTGCGCCACATCCATTCGTCCACTTGATGCAGGTTCGTGCACCCCACCACAAGCAGCGCCACGAGCAGTGCCACACGATATCTCCGCTGGAGCCTCATGGCTTGTCCTCCTTTCGGTCCTGCGTAGCCTCGTGCGAAGCAGGGTCCTCCAGCACGGCGATGCGGCAAGGCACGACGAAACGACCTGCGATATCCTGCAGCATGAAGTACGCCCCCAGAACATCATGCTCCGTCATGACCATCTGCCCCGCCGCCACAATCTCCTCCGGCCCGACGCCGAGCTTCCGCTCGTACTCCTGAGCGCGGCTGGCAGCGGCTTTCACCATGTCAAGAGCGTGCATGGACCGGTTGTCGGTGTCCAGCAAATCGTAGGATATCTCACGGCAGATTCGGATTGCATCATCCAGCGTCATGTCACTCATCGCTTGCCTTCCTCCTTCGCCCGTGCCACGCGATGCAACGTGGCTTCGTGGAATGTCTCCAGGCCAAAACCGCCTCGTACTGCCCACCGCTGGCGTCCCATGCGCGCAAGGATGCAACCGTAGACCCGCCGAGGCATATACCACCGCTTGCCTGTGACGCGGACTCCGACCCCATACTCACTCCTCGTTCTCATCGCTCGCCTCCTTTTCATCCTGCGTAGCCTTGGCGGAGCAGGACCACGCCAGCACCGCACGGCAGAGGGCTTCGAGGGGGGTGGCGGCTGTCTCGATCGCACCACGGTAGTAGCCCATGTACGAGCGTTCTTCCGCCTTAACCGTGGGCACTCGTTGAACAAGAACCTTGGCACTCGGCACTTGTTTCTCCAGCGCCTCCAGCACCCGGTCGATGGTCAGGTGGTGGCGCCAGCGGCAGGCTCGATGAATGGTCCCGCATTCGTCGCATTGCAGGTCGTCCTCTGGGTCCGCCTGCACCCAGTCGGGCGCTGTCCTCACGGCGCCGCATTTGATGCACTCCACCAGCGTCCCCGGCTCCACCTCAATCCCCAGCGCCTCGCAGACGCGCGCATGGAAGTCGGCCTCAAGGGTGCGGGTGTCGTCAGGTGGAACACAGGGGCCCGGCGGGTAGTAGTCGTCTACATCGTGGTCGCGCACGGGCTTCCCTGCGGACTCGTGCCCCTGTGCCGCTATGCCATCGCTCGCCCGCTTCAGCAACCCCCGCATTTGACGGTTTCTTCCCAGGTCACGCCAGGTCCGCGCCTGGCCTGGGGTGTGGAGGTCGGCTTCCGCCTTCGCCGTTTTCTCCTGCGCCATTTTCTCCTCCTCCTTCGCTCTAATGCAGTCCTCGCACAGTCCAAAAGCGTCCAGGAGCCTGCCGCAGTCAGGACAGGTGTGTCCCCTCTTCTCCTCCCACACCGTCTTCTTGCACTCAGGACACCAGTAGATAACGTGCTGCGTATCTTCTGGTCCTCGCTCCATCGTCGTAGCGCAGGTAGGACAGAGGTGTCGACACTTGAGGCAAGTCCACGTATCCTCAACGTGAATCCAACCAATCGAACCCCCCACCATGAGGATGCCGCATTCGTGACATGAAGGAATGGCGTGCTCCGTGGAGATGACTGTGAACCAGTGGTCGTACTCTCCTCGCGGCCACCATACACCACGGTCCAGTTTCATCCCCTCATGGTCAAGTAGTATCACGTTCGACCACAGGACTGAAGCATGGGTGTAGGTTGGAGACAGGGCAACGTGCGGCTCCACCTTCAGGACGGCTATTACGCCTTTGTGCTCGCCTGCGTCCGGATGCCAGACGACGAGAGTGCCGGGGGCAAATGGTTCGTGTTCCGGTCGAGCAGGTTCCGGACCGCGACCACAGGTATACTGCTCCATCCCCTTCTCCACTTCCTCCTTCACATCGAAGCTCTGGTCCTCACCGTGGTCAATGTGACGCTGGAGCAGGCCTTCCACCTCACCAAGACGGAGGTCGAGCGCGAGGTTGGCAGCGATGAGGTGACGAAACAGCACCCCTACTGCTGAGTAGCCCGACACTTTCTCCAGCAGAAACTCCAACTGCACAGCATTCTTCAGGTCGCCTGTACTCATGGCTCCTCCAACACTTCCTCAAGGTCGAACTCCACCATCAGCCTCGTCTCGTGCCGCTCGCACTGGCTACTGGAAGTCCACACCGGCATATCATCCACGAGAATGATGACACCGATGTAGGGGTCGTCCACCACTACGCTGAGCTTTCCGCGAATCTTGCGCTTGCTCTCTCTCCAATGTCCGTACTCGCTCAGGACGAAGCCGAGCCAGATGCAGAGCGCTGCCAGAGCCAGGTTAAACACGTCTTGCGGACTCATGGCTCCTCCCTCAGCCTCCTCGCGCATGCCTTGGCCGCATTATCTCTGGAGCGCTTCGCGGCACCTACGTCCTTGCCATACGGAGGACCGTCGTCTGAGAGAGGGTGAAGGACGGCGTGCGACCAGAAGTGCTTCGTAATCTGCTCATACTCCTCTCTGCACGGAGGACAAACATTATGGCCTCCGGTCGTGACGCCCCACCCAAGAGGAGGTACGTGCTCTCTCTGGCCTTGGCCTCCTGCACCGACAGGCGCTCTGTAATCCATCTGCTCCCACGCTCCGCACCTGTCACAGATGACGATATGAGCGTACATGGCCTGCTCTCCTCAAAACTCGTCCGGCTTCAAGTTGTCCATCCACCGAAGAGCCTCAGCAGCGGCATCCTCTGCTGCTGAGATTCTTCCGGAGATAACCCCCACCTTGACGTTATCAATGTGCATGTCCTCCATCAATGCGTGCTCGTAGACGGCCTGGGCACAGTTGTGAAGCATAGTACAAGCAGAACTCAACTCCTGCTTCACAACGTTGATTTCCGGCCTATTCATCATAGAACTCCATCCACTGCCGGGCCAAGAGGCTAACGAACACGGCTACCAACCAGATGCAGCCTCCGATAAGGAGGTAGGGGATATAGAGGAGGAGCTTCAGTGTTGCGACGAGTGCTTTGCCTGCCATGCTTCATACCTCATCATCCAGAAACTCCACTCCAGTCGTCGGGCTGTGAATGTGCGTTGTGCCATGTGGACACCGATTTCCACAAGCTGTACGACGATAGCTCCGAAGACGTAGCACGAATGGTTGGGGAGGCGGTAATCCGGCTTGCACTCCTGCTCCAAGAACTTGTGCTCTTCAGAACCAAGCTCGACGGGGTACGCTTTACGAGGAGCAGCAGGCGGAAGCGACTCAAGCACCTTCACCAAGTCCTGCATCGTGATTTGGTCCGTCGTCCCCAGATTGGAAGTGCTCTCCTTGTTCATACCATGGTCGTCCTGACTTACCATCTCTGCACCTCAGCCTACTCATCCAGGTCCAACTCGGTCAGACCCTGCTCGTCGTCCGTATCAGCATCAAGGCTGATGCAGGTATCGTACCCCAGGACGGAGTCAAAGAACCACCTCTCGCACTCCTTCGCGCACTGCTCAAAGCCATTGATGAGCAGCGAACGAACATCCTTGAGCGAACAGGACGGACTCCACCAATGAGGCTTCTCAGACGGGACAGCCAATTCGGTCCGAGTGGCTGTGAACATGAACAGGTTCTCTCCACGGTCGATGATGTGCAGCAGCCAACCTTGAGCGGCAGGGTCTTTGCGGTCGTCGTGCGCGCCGGATGCCTCGTCAATGCTTTCCTGTGTCGCCGTCCATCGGCCTTTGTACAGAGGATCAGGTGTCCATGTGAACCGAGCCATCAGCTACCTCCTTGTCAGGGGTTCGCCTCCTGCCGATAAAGCACGGAGGCGTGAACTTCCATTCGCGGTCGATGCGTTCTCGTATCAGGCGAGGATAGTCGGTGGGGCCGTCGTGAACATCGCAGGCAAACTGCATGTCGGTTGCGGACCTCCTCATGTACTGGAAGACGGACTCCAACGCCTCCCACAACTCCTCCTTCGTCGCTTTCATACTCTCCTCCTCCACATAAGAGCGAGGCTGAGACGGCAGGATTCGAACCTGCACCTTGCTGCATCGGCCAGTTGGGAAAGGACTGGCAACTCGCAAACACGCTCTATCCTGGCGCATTCTCGGCTGCACTCTTGAGCTACGTCTCGTAAGGCTTCCCTTGCCTCTGCCTCGCGTTCTCTCCAGCTTAGTGATAGCCGAGGTCGCTGGCCGAGAACATGACAGATGAGGTCGATGGAGCACTTGTCACCACCCACCCCGCATCCTGCAACGCCTCCTGCTGGCCGTGCATCACCTCTCGCAACTGGCGCGTCATGTCAGGAGGACTCAGCATACGACGCCGCTTCAGCGGCTTGTTCCTGTAGTAGGAGGGTTCTTCGTACTCCTCCTCCTCATCCTCGTCCAGGAACTCGTCTTCGTCTGAAGCTACGAAGCAAAAGGGCGAACGAGAACGACCATCCTCTCCTTCTTGACCTTCAGGTCCGGATTGTCCATCACCGCAGCGATGGCAGCGGACTTGTCATCCGTTGCGACCACGGCAACAGGATCGAGCACCAACTTCTCGGTCTCACCCTCTTCCCTCTTCTTCTTCGTCGGCTGCTCCAGAATCGCCACTTCGTACAGAGGCATCCTCTTCACTCCTGTTCCAAAACCTCGCTTCCATTTGTGACAGTACGACCTGACACACGCCACACAAGTCCTTGCTCGCTCCGGCACGGGTTCGCAACTCCACAAAGTCTTTCGGCAGCGAGTAATCGTGCTTCGGACCGAACTGGGCATCGGGGAGGAAGTGGTCAACCAACTCCTCCTCCTTGCCACACCTGTCACACACAACCGTATGCTTCCTCATTACCCCTTTCCTTCAGCAAACCACCGGTTCCTGTCCGTCACCGTAAACTATCGCCATCCGGAGTTATTGTCCTATCAATCGCTGTAGAGGTCTTCCGGTGAATACTCCAGCGACCGAATCACGGTGAAGTACTTGCTCGACACTGCCATATCAAAGAGCGTTCCTGGCTCGACACTCGTACTCCAGAGCACCAATGCGGTAAAGTGGCTCTTCCCCTTCTCAAACCGCGTCACAGTCGCGAGGTCCGTCCTGCCCACATCATTGTAGACGATGATGTCATTGACGTAGAGGTCGGGGAACGGCTTGAGAGAGCAGTCTCGAACAACGAACTCCCTGCCGCCGGACTCCGCTCTGACCGTGTAGAGCACCACCACCTTGTCCCCCCGCAAAGGCGGCTTCTTGAACGCGATGGCGACCACTTCCGCAACTTCGTTCATCGCTCCATACAGCACCTTCTCGGTCAGCATGTACTCCACTTCACAAATGAACTGCTTCTT